TCTCCTACAGTTTCTGCGACTCCAGAGATTTTAATTTTGGAGGCTCTTTCATCAACAATTCTGGCGGTGTCGGGAACTTCATTTCTACTGGCACTGTCGTGGAGCACGACAAAACCATTAGGCACAATACACTTAGAATCGTCAGTTTTAGTAATATAAGTTGGTATTTCTTTAATAATAACATTGCCTTTTTCCTTCACAATTTTTACTCTATCAACATATTTAGTGATAACCTCGGTTGTTATTGTAGCGGAAATAGTTTCTTTTTTTGCTACTTCAACTTGAAGGGCTGCAACTTTTGCTTTCCATTCTGCTTGATTGGATATAGCACCTTCCATGTAAATAGCAAAGGTGAGTATTGCTATAGATATAATCTGTATTGAAGATTTATAGAGAATTGGTAACGGAAATAAAACCGCTATTGAGCCAATTAATCCTATTAAGAATAATATGTGAAAAACATAATTCGGAAGAAAATTAAGCAGCCACATTAATTTCCCCTACCGTATCTCAGATAACACATTGCTCCGGTTTGCTCATCCTCAAGAACTATTGCTTCTTTCCAATTTTTATTTGCATACTCAGCAATTTCTTTAGCGATATCTGGGTCACCAAGGTATGATTCAAAACGAACACCTTTTCGTTTCATCATTTTAGCCATAACAAAAGATTTAGTTGATACTGGAAATACAGTAGACCCTGCAAATTTTTTGCGTTTCTTTACGCCGGGCTCTGCTTGATTAGGTAAATTTGGATTAGGTACACCAAGGCCCGCTATAGCCCCAGCACCCGATGAGTTAGAAGGAACATCTTCCTTGATATCCTTAAAAATATGTTCATTCATTTTATTTCTCTAAGTAAATCTGCTATTCTCATATCAACTGGAATATTGGATGATAAAATATCTTTTCCTTTAATTCCTTTGATACAAGTTGGCATATAATTTAAAAATAACAGATAAGTTTTAAGTGCCGGGTAATATTCAACTTTAGTCTTATAAAATAATAATCTTGTTGTTTCTTCTACACCAAAAACATTATACATAACAACTAAATGATTTATTACAAGTCTCTCACGCAGTTCACCAAATTCACGATATCTATGAAATAATTTTTTAAGATAATTAAATCTTTTCATATCTTCTTTAAATTCACTCATAATACAATTTGGTTTATCGTAAGCTTTAACTGCATATAGCATATAATTCTCACTGTTCAAATCATCAAAATACATTATTAATCTTCGTCTTCCTCCTCAAGACCAGAAGAAATCAATTCTTCTATTCCCGATTCATTTGTAATTTCAGAATAAAAATGATAATATCCTTCATCACCTAAAAGATATAATATGTAAAGTAATCCTGTGCCTAAAGATGCATCACCAAATTGAGCAACATCTAATACAATCTCATCGCCATCTGGTTCCATATCATACATTGCTGGCATATCTAAACCAAATTTATGCAATACCTTACGAATTTTTTGAAATCCAGACTCTGGAGACAAAAAAACATCATTTAATTCTATTTTAAAATTTGAATTTATCTTTGCAACAAACATTGGATTTTCCACAGATAAAGATTCTTTACCTGTGGGTTCATGTGCTTGTACTGCTTGACCAAATTCTATTTCCTCAGTCAAAAATGATGTAAAGTTTAACATTAACTATTTGGGAAAATTGCATTGTCAGCAGCATTATCTGCAACGAATACTGCGGGAGCAATACCTGTAGCATTAACATTACCTAAACTGCCCATAGCAACTAAAGTTTCAGTTTGACTACGACCAGCACGACCACCTAGAGTGAAGGTAAATACTGCATTTCCTGCCGCTGCATGTGTTGGAACAGTTAAGTAATTACCACCAATAAAATCATTAACTGGATTAATTTGGATTGCTGAATTTACAACATATCCTTGAGCATTAACCGAAATATAAACATTAGCCTGTGTAGCACCAGTTCCGCCGCCAGTTAAAGTTAGTGCGCCATTAGTTGTAACAGCAGAAGTATTTGCTGTAACACTAATAATTGGTCCTGTACCTCTGGTAACCAAAACCCAGCCCGCATGTTGTGGGTGTGTATTTGAAGTTTCTGATACCGTTTGTTCAATTGTACTTACACCGAAAACACCGGCAGTTTCCCGTAAACCCGTATTAAATGCTGCAATTTGTGTATTACCATACATATCTGAGCCACTTGCGTTATTTACACCAGCAACACCAATTATTTTTGGTGCACCGTTGGCTGCATCTGAATTAGTCCATAAAGCCATTTTAATCTCCTTATTGTTTATTGTTATATTTATGAATTATTCTTGTTTGACTATTTGTGAAGATAATTCTGGATCGCTTTCAAATTTATCTAAATTTTTATTTTTAGATTTTGCACCCTTTAAAATACTTTTAACCATTCCTGCGGTTTTAGATAAAGACCTTTTAGCGGGTGTATTAATATTATCTTGTCCATCATGTGAATTCTCTTTAATACCTGCTTGTTTTCTACCTGCCATCTTAGCAAGATGTTTTGCTCTTGACATTGGTGAATGCACTGCACCAGATTTATCAGCCTTTGGCATTTTAGCATATGGTGCATCAAATGGTGGTTTGTTATCATCTGGTGTATATTTCTTTTTCAGATATTTGTCAACTTTGCGTTCATATTCACCTTTTACTTCTTCATTCGTGCCTCTTGCTTTTTCTAATGCACCAGATTCTGGTGCACCTTTTTCGCCAGGATTTCTCATACGCTCTTTTGAACCTTGCTTAATTCGTTGGCGCTTTGCATGAATGTTTGCCCATAGACCAGGACCTGCTTCATCAATCCACTCTCCTTGATGTGATTCAACTGCTTCCGCCACACCTTGCTCTGAACGATTCTGCGCTTTAGCAAATCCTGCAACACTGCGGTTGGCTTTTTCTGGACTACGTTTTGTTGGGTCTGCTTTATGTTTCATAGAGTCAGAACTTACTTTTTGTTGATAACTTTTTAGTGTATTATTGCTAACTTCCGCCACAACTTGCTTAGTATCGTTAGCGCCCTGAGGTAGTTTCTTCTTTTCTCTATTCAACCTAGAAACAATTGATGATAACTTAGATTTATCTGCACCACTAATGTTACTCATCTTACGTTTTTCTTCTTTTGCTCTAAGAGAAGCACCATATGCGGCATCAGATTCGGATACAGGTTTAGTATCGTTAGCAAATTGCTTTTTGGTTGCTTTCATAATGCCACTAAACCGTTTGTTAGCTTTAGCATAGTCACCAGATTTATCAGCAGCGGATGCTTGAGCACCAGCAGATTTTTTATAGCGTCCTAGAAGCTCGGAAGATAGTTCATCAATTTGCACTTCTTCATCAACTTCGCTCATCATGTAATTAGCAACTGTTGAAATGTAATCTTCAGCAAGAGTAATCTTTGATTGTACCCACTCAGCAAGATTGTCATTATCTTCTAGCATGTCATGTACTCTCTGTGCATTGCTGATAATGCTTTGCAATTGACCACGAGCCATGTCACCTTCGTAATCATACTCTGTCTTTTCTTTTGCTTCCGTCACATGATTAACACTTTCGTAATTCCACGGATATCTACTACCACCAGCTGAACCTCCGGTTTGTAGTTTCTTTTGTGTTACTACTTTTGTTTCTGGTTCTTTTTTTACTACTTTTGTTTCTGGTGGCACAGGTACATTTTCTTCCTTTAAGTGACCATATTTCTTTTTATACCAGTCCGGCATACCACTTTTTTGACGATAGTACCGAACAGTAGCAGAATCGTTTGCTTGGTCACGATATTTGTTTTCTGCTTTAGTATTATGGCCCTTCATTGCTTCAGCCGCTTTATGTGCATCTTTAGCAATATAAATTAATTCATCATTAGATTTTTTGTGGTAATCATGCCCCTCTAGTGGATGACGCTGAGATGGGCGACCTTCTGTTATATTTCTAATTCTTTCAAAAACAAAAGATGCACTTCTTGCTTTAGATTGTACAGATTCGTCGGAGTAGATTGCTCCGGATAATTTTTCTCTTTCTTCTTTTTCTTTTTTTTCTTTATTTGCTGCGACTACCTGAGCCCTTAACATTTCTGGGTTAACGCCCTTCCTTTCACCTGCGGCTTTTGCCTCGGGACTAATATCAACATCGGGACTAATATTATCTGGCGGTGTTGGCGGTGGTGTTTTCGCTGCTGGCGGTGTTGGCGGTGGTTCTTTTTTTACTACTACTGGCGCTGGTTCTTTTTTTACTACTACTGGAGCTGGTTCTTTTTTTACTACTACTGGAGCTGGTTCTTTTTTTACTACTACTGGAGCTGGTTCTTTTTTTACTGTTACTGGCGGTGGTGTTGCTTTTACTGGTTTAACATCAACTGCCATGGAGGCTATTCTTGAATCGCTGGATGCATAAGTATTTCTGTCTGTCTTTGCTGGCGCTGGCGCTGGTTCTGTCTTTGCTGCTGGCGGTGTTGTTGGTTGTTTATATTGTGGAATATTGGCGTCAATTTTTTTGCCAGCAACACTTCCAGGACTTCCACTATCACCATTATCAGGTCTAACTTGTTTCGCTTTTACTGGTTCAACATTAGCTGCCATGGCATCTCTTCTTGGATCGATGGCTGCAAAATTAGCTCTGGCATTAGTGGCAGGTGCTGCTGGCTTTGGCGCTGATGCTGGCGCTGGTTCTGTCTTTGCTACTACTGGCGGTGGTGGCGGAATTGGTAATTTCCATCTAGGGTCATTGTCTGGCAATGGCACGCCTTTTGGTCCTGCTGTATCTTTTGCTGCTGCTGCTGGCTTTGGCGCTGATGCTGGTTTATCGTCTTTTGATAACTGTTGAGCGGCGATGGCAATTGCTCCAGCCGCGCCCGTAGAAATTGCGGCAGCAGGTACTGCTTTATCAAATTTGTCGGAATCAGGAGGCATGTTATCTCTTCCTGATGAGTTACCACCAGAAGGTGGTTTTCCAGCGCCACCGCCACCCGCTGCGGCCTTTTGTGCTTTGAGGTCTTGCGATTTTTTCCATGCTGCATCTTTTTCAGCTTGAGTTGTTTGAATTAGACCATAATTTCTTCCACTAGGTGCGCTACCTAATGTTTCAGGTTTTGTTTTACTGGCCGCTGCATCCGCCTTAGCTTTAAAACTTCCAGGTATTTTTGATGGATTTTTAGGATCAAATACTGTGTTGAACGGAACACCGCCACCACTTCCTCCACCTAGCGGCATATTTTTTTTAGGATCATCTGGATGCATTGCTTCTTGCAAACCAACAGTTTCTCGTAAAGTTCTGTTTTGCAATTGTCTAATTCTATCCATAGCATTTGACTGTATTTTCATTTTACTCTCCGAACATTTCTTTGAAATTCATCATACCTTTAGGCTTTTTTGTTTTTGGTGCTTCATCTTGAGTAGGTACATCTTTTTGTTTTCCGCCACCGTACCGAGTTCCTTGTTTGATGCCAGAACCGCCACGTGATTCTATTTCTCTAGGTTTTTTGTAAGATGTGAATGGACTTTCTACAGCTTCTTCAACTTCTTCTTTTGTCACACTTTTCTTTTTTTGTATTTTTCCTAGTCTGGCTTCCATCTTTGCAATTTTTTGCAATCTTTCTTCATGAGCATAGCTTGATTCCGGATCAGGAAACATCATTGTTTTTTTACCATCTGTTCCGGTAGTGGTCTTAGCTCGTGCAGCAAGGCTTTTAACATGTCCTTTTTCTTTTTCAATTCTAGATTTTAAACGATCCTCATCTTCGTATAAATCTAATTCTTCAACTTCTTCTTTTGTCACGCCACGAGGACCGCGGTCATCTTTAACACCGCCAGCCTTCATCAATGCAGCACGGTCAGCATAACTACCACGCTTAACATCCTTAGCAGCGGTCTTAACAGCAGGTGATGGATTCACGATATGCTTGAGTGGATTAAATGCTTCATTCTTTGGTTTCTTATTAGACCGAAGCATCTCAAAATCTTTTCTTGTCAATTTATCTTTTTCAGGTTCATGTACATCTAATTTTTGTTGATTAGGATGTAATTTCTCTGTTGCTAAAATTTGTTTTACAGCCTCAGCAACCGACTGTGTGATTTTATCTCCGAACATTTGTTTCTCCTATTATTTTGTTAACAATTCCATTTTCTTAGTGATAATGCTTTACGAGTTGGTTCACCCTTCTCATCTTTCATGGGACCTGGCATTCCGCCCATTCTAGCACAGAATGATTTTCTACGATTAGCTGCTTTTGAGCCGGCTTTCAATTGAGATGGTGGTGTAGTAACTGCCATAGATAATTTAGAACCAGGATTTGCAGCACGATAAGATGCAATACCTTTACGATTCAGCCCGCCTTCCGGATTCTTACCTTCTTTGCGTGTCCATGCTTGCGTTTCGTCCAACTCAACTTCTTCGTTTTTTGGTACACAATTTGGCACCATACGGTTACCTTTTTTCTTCATACCAACCTGTTTGTACCCAGTCCAACACGCCTCTAAAAATTGTTTATACGATTTCATTTTACACTCTTAACTGTTCTTTTTTTTCCACTGTTCTTTGAGTTTTGAGAAACTGAGTTTACCTTCAATTCTTGTAGCACTATCGGTGGTTCCGGCATTATCACTGGTGTGATAACTGGAGTCTCCACAATGTTCGTTTGTGGCAATTCTGGTGGGTAAGTCTTCTTGAAAAAACTCTTGATTAATTTCATCATCCGCATTCTCCTTTAATTTAACCATATATCCATTTGATGTTTGTACTATCTCACCATTTAACCGATGAGCATCTTTAGCAGCATTATTTCTTATAACATAAATTCTTGGTTTATCGCTGTGTGCAGTGTATGTATTTCCGTCTGAATGTTTAACTTTTTTTCTTAATGATTGTGAAAATTCTTCAGTTACTTTTTTATTCTTTGTATTACTACCGCTTGATGCTGCAAGTTTAATATCTGCTGCTTTTTTGGCACTTTTTTCTTGTTCCATATGTGTTGGGTCTTGAACTAATTTACCATGAACTGAATGATGTGTTACTTTACCATTTTTTCCATACCTACCAAAACCATAATATTGTAATCCAAGTTTCTGTGCATCTTGAGCAAGACTTGAATCCGCTGGTTGCAGTTTTTCAGTACCCTTTCTAGGAACAGGCAAAGTATCTTTCTTTGAAAGTTCTCCTGCAACCCAAGAAGATGCTGCTGGATTTTTTGGTGGTCTCTTAATAAATTCTTGAATTTTTTTAAAGATTTGTAGTATTTCTTTCTTTTTTACTTCCGTTACTTCCGGTGGTGCGGTTCGCAAATCTTCAGAATTATCAAATTCAATATAATTCTGACCAAACAATTTAGCCATTTCAGGCCTTGAGTTGTTTACTGCATCCCATTTTTCTTTGCGAGTAGTTTCAGGTACAGTACGACCTCCTCGTTGCCCTCTTTCTATGTTGCGTTGTGCTGATATTTCATCTTTTGTAACTACAGCTATCATAGAAGTCTCATAACCTAATTCTTCTAATTCTTTTTTTAGTTTAGCATATTTTTTGGGGTCATCACCTGTGCCATTGATAATAAGTCCATTACGCCCAGAGAGTGCAAATCTTTGTCGCAATTCAATCATATTTTTTGCTTTACCTCGTTCTATGTCACGAACTTCTTTCTCGGAGTCTGGCATTTTTTTATCTAATTTCTTTTTATCCATTAGAAATTCAAATGCTTTATCTGAATTAATTTCGGTTAGACCATGACCAGCTAAGGTATTGTTTAGCACATAATCTTTACCTGAACCTGGTCCGCCAGATAAAAATACTGCTTTGAAGATTGCTTTGTCGTGTACGCCTTCATTTAATAATTGTTCAAATTCTTCATTAACATCTTCTTCTTTAACAGTTTTAAAATATTCTTCTGCTTCTTTTTTAGATTTAAAAGATTTTCTATGTGATGATAATGTGCCATGAACTTCGTACTCAACATGATCTGTAGTTCTTCCAGACGGATTTGTTTTGCGAACAATTTTAGGTTCGGTTTTAGTTGCCTTTATTATATACTTACTGAATCTACTCAAATCTGATTCTTTGAATTCATTTTCTTCTTTGATTTGCATACCTTTACGCACATCATTATACAATTCTTTAGCGTGTTCTGGTTGTACATGAGAAGGAATTCCTTTTTTGAATTCTTTGAAGTTACCTTTTTCAGCATGGCCTCGCATTTTAGATGCTGACATACCAGAAACGCCTTCAGCGTCTGGGTCTCGTTCACCTGCTGAATGAACTTGAATATCTCTGAATTTAAAATAACCGTGAGTGCCTTTTACGCCATTATATTTATTAAGAATTGTTTTATATTCTGCAATTCTATCAGAGCCAGCGACCATGATAAGATGTGTATAACCAGCACTATAAATTTTAGACGCTTGGGATAAAAAATTTGGGTGAGATTTATCTGAGGTTGTAATATTGACGCCAGGAAAATATCTTTGTGCGTGTTTTACTTTTTGTTCAGGACTGAGTGGATTTTTGGCCGCATCTTGTGTGTGCGACAATACAATAAAAGATTTGCCACCAACTTCATTTGCAATATCTTTTACTTTATCAACAAGTTTGGCGTGACCAACCGTTGGTGGATTCATGCGCCCAAATGCAAGGACGGCATGCTTTTCCTTTTGTTCCGATAAGAACCGCTTAAAATCCATATTTTCCCGCCTCTACAGCAAGTTAAGTTACAATATATTTATGTATTTAGCAGTTTTACATAGTCTGACATTACTCCAAATGTAATTCTATGCTTAATATCATCTAATTCATAAACTCTTTCTGGCACACCAAGTATAAATTTACTGCCTACAGATTCTCTTCCTGGATATCCAACAGTATATCCAAGAGTAGTTTGAACATAATCTTCTTCCGTATGCCAAAATGCATGTAAATTATTATTTAAGCAATAATCAAAAGCGGCAGAATTTTTACAATGATTTAAAATAGAAGTATTTCTGTAAAATAGCCACTCTGATGGCACAGAATGAAATTTTTCATCGTGCCCCAGTTTAAGAATACCATCAAAATACCACAAATCAACTTCAACCGTGTATCCCTGATTTATTGCATTGTCAATATAATTTGGGTCATTCTCGTGTTCAGATAAGCGACCCTCTAAATTTCCTCTGTGTGCAATATACATTGTCATTTTAGTACCTTATTTAATCTAGTAAAATGTCTGCCACCATCAAATGAGGTTTCTGTCCAAATAGAAATCATTTTTTCTAACATGTTCTCATCTACATATTTTGATGGTACCGCAAAATGATTTGCACAGTTATGTTTTACTGCCATTTCAGCAGTATATTCATCAAAACATAAAGCAGAAATTATACCCTCACATTTATTCGCAGATATATTGACACCCTGACCAGACCGACAGAAAGAGATGCCAAAATCGCAATCATTATCTCGTATAAGTTTTGCTGATTGACTTACATAATCAAAATAATCACATGACTTATTTACATAAGTGCCAACATCAATATAACTAGTTAAATTATTTTCAAATATTTTTTTAGCAATTTCTTTTAACTCAAACCCAGAGTGGTCGCAAGCCAAAACAATTGGTTTATCCATACCAAATCTAGGCAAAACTCTATCGCAGAAAAATTCAAAAGTATCTGGTGTACCTAAGATGTGCATTTTTTCTGTATCACATGCTGTAATTTTTAGATTATCACGAATCATTAAATTGTAAATTGGTGCTATGTAAAATTCATTTTTAACTAGCATATTTCTATCTATTGCTTCTTGCCCGTATTTTAAAAATAATTTGCCTGTTTTAAAATAATACAAACCAACATTAGCATGTTCACTAATAACTTCTTTTTCTACCACACGAGAAACAATACCTTGCGAGTCGGTATCTGCATAACTGTGGTCAGGGCTGTTTGCCTGAAAAGTTAATAAGAAACCATCAGTATCTTCTTTAATGCAGTTTGGGTTAAACTTAGGAGAAAAATAAACATCTGGTGTATAGATGTAAAGAGGAAGTTCATTATCAATATATTTTTCCGCTAAAGTGCAAGTCTCTAATGCACCTCGTGTTACTTTATCTACAATAACAATAACAATATCTTTTCCAAATTTTTGTTTTAGAATCGTATCAATACTGAAGTTGTAAATGTGGTCTAATCTTACTATGAAAATTAAGTTACACTCTGTAGTATCAATAGAGTCTAATGACCAATCTATAACATGCTTGCCTTTCGCTAAGATTAAAGGTTTAGGCATAGTGTAACCAGCATCAATAAATCGTTGTGCTTTGCCTGCAATAGGCAAAAGTAAATTATATTTTTTCATTGTTCTTTTTTCCAATATACTGATGATCCATCAATTACAATGGTATTTGGAGTAAAATTATTTGCCTTAGTGTAATCTTCAATAGCGGCGCGGCAGTTTGGTAATTTCCAATCATCAACAATAATATAACCACCAATGGAAACTTTAGGATACATGTAGTTCAATACATCAATTGTGGACTCATACATGTCACCATCCAAACGAAGCAATGCAATCTTATCAATTTCATTAACTAGTGCGGGCATTGTGTCCCGGAAAAATCCTTTAACCAAAAATACACGGTCATTCCATAAATTATATCGTTCAAAATTTGTTTTAACCTGTTCAAGGGACACAGCTAAGATTGAGTGAAGTGTGTGATGATTGTCACCATTATCAGCGGAATACTTAGGATCAGGTGGTGGTAGTCCTTCAAACGAATCACACACAAAAACTTTTCTATCAGAAACATTATTAGCTTCAAATATTGCATTCATAAAAATACAAGCGCCACCACGCCATACTCCAGTTTCAATAAAGTGACCAGAAATGTTGTCTTCAAAAATTTTGTTTGCTAGAGTTTCAATGTTGCGTAGACGAGTGTCGCCAATCATTGTATGCGCTTGACTTGGCCAATCGCCACCGTTTGTACGGGCTTCTTCATCAAATATACCATTATTCCATGGAGCCATGCTCGGATCACGATAAATCATGCCAGCAACACATTTGCGTACCATATCAAGGTACAATTGTTTTAAATCATTCATTATATTTCCTTATTAAATCAGCCGTGGTAATGTGTGCGAATTCTATTGCAATATGGAGTCTATTACTAAGTATAGCATACAAAAAACAAGAAGCAAACATATCACCAGCACCTAATACATTTGCATTATCAACAAAATCTTTTTTATCAATTGTATAAGATTTAGCAAAATCATTTGCACTTGACCAATATATACTTCCTTCAGGCTCATGTGCAATAACAGCACCTTTACTATATTTTTTAATTTTATTTACATCATGTTCATCATTAGATACAAAAATATAATCAAAATATTTTAATAATTCATAATCAACTTCTTTTCCTACACATAAATCAGCACTTAAAATACCATTCAATTTTGATATGAAAGTAGTATCTGGAAGTTCATTAAGATACATTACATGGTGTATTTTAGATAGTTTTATTTCTGGTGTAAATGCAGTTTCATTTAAACTTGATTTAGAAGTTCTTGTAGAATTTGTTCTATTAATTATAATTTCAGATGTTCCTATGGCGGTTGGCATTAAGCCTATTTGCAATTTTGAATCTAAATCAATTAAAGTTCTCCAACAATTAGCAATACCACCTAGTGACATAGTTTCTGTTTCATTATCAATAATCGTGTCATTTGTCAAATGCCCATATAGAGTTATATCAAACATTAGAATTTCTCTTTCAAATCTATTTCATAAACTTTTTGTAAATGGTCGGGAAAATAACCAGTCACAATAATCTTTTTTTCTTCCATATAATCATACATCTCTGCTATTAAATTTTCACCACCATTGCCGCTAAGTATTTGAGCATAACTTCTAACAATTTTTGGTGCATCCCATGGGCAAAATGATAACCCAACCAATCGCATTAATTGAACATCAAATATATCATCACCTATAAATGCAATTTCATCTGGGCTAACTTTATAATCTTCACATATTTTAGGCAAATATTCAGATTTATCTTTATGAATAATTTCAGAATTTCCACTTGCTCGGTTTACAATTACATCAATGTTTCTATTTTCTCCTATTGTAACATTAAAGGGGTCACCAGTTAAGAAAATAACATTTATACCAATAGCTCTAAATCTTTTGATTGCAGTCCAATCTTTATCGCAGAATGTTTTTAACCTAACAACACCATCTCGGTCGTAGTATTTACGCCCATCTGTCATTACACCATCAACATCAAGGATTATTAATTTAATCATTTTTTAATGCAAACTTTCTTAAAGTATTTTGTCTATCAATAAAATTAGATTCTCTACCATAGTGTTCTTTTAATATACTAGGATACTTATTATAGAGATAATCATTCATTTCATCCATGGCTTTTTGTTTATCGTAATAACTATCACGAAAAGGTTGATGTATCATTCCTGTGTGAACTACAACAGCCGGGCACTGAAATAAATCGTAAAAAGTTTTATCTATACCCCATGCAATTTCTAAATCCCAATGACTAATAAATTCAATTAAAAATCTAAACTTTTCTTCAGTGAAAAAACAAGAACCCATTTCAATAAAATTAGTTTCAGAAAATATACAAGTTTGGTCATTAAACAGTGGTTGATAAATTAAACTTGAATCTGCTGGCATAGATAATTGCCAGTATGGAAAATTAAATTGTTCAGCCAATTTAAGACCATTATTAAAACTATGATAATCGGTAATCAAATCATCATCAACACATCCGATGTAATTATATTTACCTTTAGGAATATCTTTAGCAATATCACGAATAATCTGCCATTTATGGCCCTTTAACTTAATTAAGTTATCATATGAGTTTGCTTCTGGTGTAAAGTCATTATAAACTACAGCAAGAGTTTCATAATTTCGGTCATTGCTAGTCCAACGCCAATGTTCTTCTTCTTTCCACCGAGGGTCATGTGGCATTTTCATACCGACCGGGCATATAATTAAATTAGCCATATTTTGCTTTCACTTCAGGATGCTTACACGGATGTTCTGGCACATCTTTTCTGCACAATGTATAAAATGTATTAACATTACTTATCTCGCATATTTTTGAAATAAAATGTAATTCTGTTGGTGGTATTTTTTTATCTAAAAAATTAATTAGACCGTGAGTATCAGGATAGAATGTACCTCTTGGCCATCCATATGTTTCTCGCATAGCATCTTTCACTGAATTGCTATATTTGTGATTCCAAATATAAAAACAATCACAAGCAAATCGGTGAGACCTCCACCAATTTTCATCTTCTGGAAACAAAAAATTAAATTTAGTGAAATCTATATCTTCATTTGCTATTATTTTTGTAAAATGAATATCAAATCTGGTGAATATAACAACATCTAAATCTTCACCAACAAATGCATCATGCAGTGCAGATTTAGATGTAAATGCATCAGATGTTGCAAAATCGGAATATAATATTTTTTTAGGTTTTACTGTGGATATAAATTCTAATTCTGACTCTTTAGTAGTAAAAGGATATGTAGATGCATAAATTACAGCTTCATTTCCTCTATCTACGAAAGGTTGGATAAGATGTTTTTGTATACCATTCCAACAATGTTTATAGTTTCTACTATAACCGGTTCTCTCATCTGTACCATCAGTGATACCATAGAAACCAAAACCAATTTTCATTAAGATTCCACTTCAAATTTAGGAAAATGTCTCACAAAAGTATCTGCTCCGTTTGGTCGCATTTTTAAAATTTTACTCTTTATCTCTTTATAGAAATTCCATGCTAAAGGTATAAAAATTAATCCAGTTTTATCTTTATAATTATCCAAATATGATGAGCCATATATCGGCACATTAATACCAGGGCAAAACAATCCTTGCTTTAATGGATTCTCATCAATAATAAAATCTGGTCCAATGCCAGCAAAATTCATAAGTGTGTTACCTTTGGCTGGTGCACCAAAGCCAATAATAGTTTTTCCGTCTTCTCGTAATTTTTTAATAAAATTTGCAAATCTTGTAACATTGTTAAGACACTGCGCTTCATATAGATTATATGTTTTCTCATCATAAAGTCCTTTAATAGTTTCTAATTCAATTAAATTATCTATAGTTCTCTGTGCTGTTTTAAATTTTGAAATAACAAAGATATAACTCATTCCATGAATAGGATTTTTAATAACATCAATTAAATTTAATCCTGCTCGTTTACATAAAGCATCTACAGATTTTATGTTATAGAATGAAAGATGTTCGTGATAAATCGTATCATATTCACCATTTAAAATCATATCACACTGAGATGTGGTTGCAAAAAGAATACTATCTTTATGCATAACGGTTTTAATATTTTGCAGCAATTCTAATTGATTAAAGTTATGTGCAAATGCATTTTGGCATGTTATTACATCAAATTTTTCTCGTCCAAATTCTTTACCTGTAAAAAATCCACATAAAACTTTGTGTCTTTGAGATGATGTTGGAAATAAGTTTTCAGCAGGGTCAACACCATATGTTTCTGAACCAATGTCTTGAAATGCATTCAATTGACTTCCGTCGTTACAACCAATATCCAAAACTTTAGTTGGTGTTGTTCCGTATTTTTCAATTGCAAATTCTGCAAACCATTTAAAATAGTCTAATTGTGTTTTTGTTGTGCCAGAAACATAAGCATAATCTTTAAATAACAGGTCAGGGTTAACTCTTACACTTAACTGAACATGGCAACATTGTTTACACCTATTGATTGCAAGTGGAAAATATGATTCAGTATCATCAGGGTTTTTCTTATATGAATTTGCAAGAGGTTGATTACCTAAATCTAATACGGGCACCAAATCAACACTGCCACACGCAATACATTCATCAATTGTTTCATAATCTATATTCATAATTCTAACCACCTTGTGTTTTGTAAATACCAATCACTTACTTGTTTTATTCGTTCACTGAATGCAATCTTAGGTTCCCAACCAAGATTACGCATCAAAGTACCATCTAGTGCATACCGTAAATCGTGACCTGGGCGTGATTTATGAAAATCAAGCATTTCATAAATCAACTCTTTGTCTTGTGCTTGTGCTACAAGTTTAGCTAGGGTTAGATTGTCAACTTCTTCTTTGCCAACAATGTTAAACTTAGCACATTTAGCATCACCATAGTCTGTTGGGCAAGCTGGCTTTGTTGTAATCAAAAACATCAATGCTTCAGCTACATCGGCCGCATGAATGTAGAATCTACTTCCCGCTTCTGTACGAGCAGCATTTGAGTGAATGAAAATCTTTTTACCTTTACGAACACGGTCAATACATAACGGAATAAACTTTTCTGGAGTTTGGCGCTCACCAAATACATTCATTGTGTGTGTAATCATCATAGGCATCTTATATGTGTTTTCATATGCAACACAGAATTCTTCTGCGGCTGCTTTAGATGCTGAATATGGATTAGTTGAATTATACCTAGCCCTCTCACCATATGCTACACCAGGTGGTGCTGAACCAAAAATTTCATCTGTACTGAAATACAAGAATGTTTCCAAGTTGTCAAGTCTTCGTGCATACTCTAGTAAATGTGCAGTACCAATGGTATTGTCTTGAATGAATTCCATTGGATGTGTGATAGACCTATCAACGTGTGATGATGCAGCTAGATGAAGAATCGTATCAATCTTGCCTAACTTGTTGATGAAGTTGTTTACAAGAGGATTAATCTCTGCTTTCAAATCATGAAATACAATATTAACTCTCTTACGGGTTTGTGTATCATATTTTTCCAAGACTTCATGTAGACGATTCAAATTACCAGAGTAATCTAATCTATCCAAAGTTGTAATATTCCAATCTGTTTTTTCAATTAACAAATCAATAACGTGGTGTGCAATGAAGCCACACCCACCGGTAATCAAAACATTTTTACTCATTAATAATTGCTCCTGTTGGTGCTATCACACCTTCTAATCCTATAGGGTTAATTGTTGTCCATTTATACTTGTTAAGGTTCTTATAATAAGAATGTTCAACATCAATATTATATTTTACCATATCATTTAGTATATTATACACTTCTTTTTTGAATGTGTCAAGTAAATTATAGTCCATATGCCATAATCTGAGTTCAAATATTCTATCAACTTCTGCAAATTCTTGATGGTGTTTAGGCATCCAAGAATTTACAGTAGGTAAAAAAACAAAAGAATCTTTAAAATCTTCTCGGTTTAATGTGAAGTTATCATTTAATTGATACCGACCTGATATTTTATAAACTCTTTTACTTTCTACCCTATTTAATAAAAATTCATTAAGAATCATATCAAAACCTATGGTCTCTGCTAAACTTCTTGAACCTTGTTCGGATAGTCTTTGTACAGTATCATTATAACCAACCCATGCAAAATTAACTCCTAGTTTTTTTATACCTTCTATGTAATTTTCATCTGGAATTTGATATGATGTATCAAACATATATTTTACATTATTTGGGCAGTATTTGTCAATAGAATTAATCGTATTTACCGTTTGATGATACCGCTCATCATTACTAAAGACAGATAGTTGTTTTACATTTAATGCCGAAGAAACAAAAAAAATACCATCAAGCATAAGTGTCCTCAATGATTTTACGCCACTCAGGAACTCTATCATACTGGTGAACGATAGTGAATTCTTTTCCTGTAGATGTTACTACCTTATTATTTTCCATACGAGGAATTGGTTCAAGTAAGAATGGTTTGAACGATTCAATTTTACTTGGGTCTGCGGTTACTCCTAATTGACAAGCCCAAGCATCCTCAGATTTACAATATCTGGCTGTGCTTTTATATGGCTCTTGCGAAATCATAAAATTAAATGTTGATTGGTCACAAATAGGAATTGGGCGATTTATAGCAGCAGTGAAAATGTTGATTGCTAAATCTCGCATAGCAAATCCACGACCAGCTAAAACACCAACATTATATATTTCTATGTCTTTAAATTTTTCATAAATGTAATTGCCATATGTCTCAAGTAAATTTTGATTTCCCCACGGCTCATCTTTATACCGAATGCTTTCGGAAGCAAACGCAAGATTTTGTCTTTGCCCGAGAATGTGTTTATGTAATTCGGTGAATGGATTTTTCTGAAATATTACATCTTTAACATCAGTTGTAATTACATACCGATATTCATTTTGACATAGGTGTTCATAGATGTGTAAAAATCTTTCAACATGTACTGGTATTTTACCATGTTGATAAATTAAATTACCATTTGCGTCTTGATTAAAACCTATAACTTTGAATCCTGCATTATTAACTTTTGTTGCAGTTTCTAAGTCGCAGTTCATGAGGATGAGTACTTTGTCACCCTCAAAACCAGTTTTATTGATAGAATTAACCCAATACTTTAGGGTATTCCAATTATAGCCAGTGCTACATCCGATTATCAAATCTTTCATAATATACTCCTTACATTATATATATTTAAATTATTGTCAACCTCTTGTCAAATTCAATATCTTTTGTATTTGCGCTTCTATCATTGGTTTGCGATTTGGCCATTTTATAATTGGTTGGTCAGCAGTTTTTAATAGTTTAGTTAGAAACGGCAAAACTAATTTTTCAACTTCGTGCAATCTTTGTTTATATTCTTCTACAGTTTCTTCTTTTTCTGCAATGACGGAATTATACTCTTCTTCATCTGTAGCGGTAAAACCAAAATCGGCATCACCATACTCTTTCATAATCTCGGTTAAATCATATTTTTTATCAGCCATTATTTTGTCCAAGCTTTAGCGGCAGTAAAATTGGCATAGGCAAATTCTAGTCTATCAATCAACTTTACAGCTCCGCCAGTTAATTTATCTACAGCCACAAAACCTTCTGGATTTGTAACTTTAAACCCGGTATCAGTTTTTAAGAATGTATCAGTTACCTGTTTCATTCCTTGTAATTTTTTAACAATCATGTTTTTTGAATCTACAAGCATGTTCATTAAATCAAATATATTTTTTAATTCGTTTCCATTATTTCTATAAAAACGCATAATCTCATTTTTTTCAGATTGGCGTTTTAGTTTAGTTTCTTCTTTTTTAGCATCTAAAATTTCTTTATTGAATCTAGATTCTACCCATCTTACTAATTCTTGAGTATGTTTATATGTATCTTTGATTGCTTCACCTTCACGAACTTTCGTATTGTTGAAAGTTTTAATTTGAACTAAAATACTTTCTGAAGTAGCAATTTTATTCAAAGTTAAATGATTAATTTTCTGAAAAATAGTGCCTGCTTGAGATAATATGTATGTAATATCTTTTGTTTCTTTTTCAGTAAATGATGCTGTACCAGATGCGTCAATAAAATATGCATCACGAAACCAAACATCTTTAGTTGTTTTTAAATTATTAATATCAATGTTAAATGATGCCTTCATATCTGAAAATCTTTTGCCAGTATATGAAGTGTGAAAAACAATTCCCATTTGTGCTGCTAACATTGATTGTGATAATTTTGTATTTGACGGAACAGCATATACAATAGTGTTAGGTTGAAAAGTAATATAGGATTGTGCATCTATAGTTTGTTTTTTTATATCACCCTTAGAGAACATCATATCACCCTGTAATATTCCAGTGATACCCAATTTCGGTAAATACCTTAATGCAACTTTTAATTTAGCATTTAAACCCGGCGATGAATGATTGTTATCAATATCATCTTCAGTATAGTTAAGTTTAGGATTTGCATTGAAAACACCTTTGGTGCCTACAAAAAACTTACCGTTGTCTGGATTAATTCCACAAAAAACCGCAGGTGCACCATCCCATTTAGTGGTAACATTTACTTTGGTTTCTGAGTGCCCAGCAAGCATATCACGCAAAGAACGCAAAAAATTAATTGCTTCTCTAGCGCCAGCGACACCGCGGTTTAAAACTTGGTCCTCAATATGTTCCAAATGAAGATTGGCACCTTCTTTTTTTGCGCCCTCAATTAAAAAGTCTTTAAATTTCATATTTCTTTGTTTCTGATTTATAGTTTAGATATAACATCCTAGAGTTTGAACATTACTAAACCACCACGAGTAGCCATCAGTTTGTATGGATAGATAGCGACACGAGCGCCGTTGTATCGCTTGCCCTTAAAAACAAATCCACGTCCCGCACGAAATGTTGCACCGAAAACTGGCAAATATCCTGCCTTAAAGTGAGATAGATCACCAGATAAACTCATATGACTAGTAAAGTCTAGTTCATGATTATTGCCTTTCTGAGTGAATTTAGGTTTACCTTGCCCGATCACTTGTGTATGCTGTAGCGAGAATTTTTTACCATAATCTGGTCCATATATGGACATATTTGCAAGATTGTCGTTTTTGAATGACGCCATAACGGGGGTGGGCAATTGATTTGATCCTGCTAGAACTTCCACGACTTTACCTAAAAACTTTTGCACTAACGGATGATTGGCAATATCAGCACCGGCTTGCTCCGACAAACCGCCGTACTGTTGAAACGCTTCTGGACCACCTTCCTTTTTATGTGACACATAGATTGATCCTGAGCCCATTGGATTCTTGATATCTTTACATAAAATAATATCTGCTTTAGGATCACCTTTGACGCCACCTTTGCTCTTCAATGCAGAATCAACTTTAACTGCATATGCAATTTCTTTATATACAGTAGTGTCACCTCTTAATTTGATATTGATAGGGCAACCGAACTCTAGAATAAAATTATTAATGGCATCTACAACTTCGTCTTCATACTGTGTGCCGTTGCCGGCTGTGGGTTTTCTGATTCTATTAATTGCAACAAAGCCTTTGACTGAGCCTGTTTTTATTGAAGCGAGTTTTTTGCCCTCAATGTCGTACATCTTTGTATCAATTATGCTTATCTTCGTGCCGGCTCTTAATGCTTTAGGTAGCGCAACCAATTCAGTACCTCTTTTTGTGAATACTGTGGCGTCAGCACCTTTTTCAATTTCGTATTCAACCTCAGCGTATCGCTTATTATCCGTCACATACTTGACGAACGATAATCTACCATCGGTTGATTTGCTACCCAAGTCTGCCATATTACTCTCCGTCAATTAATCATATATTTATATAGAAAAAATTACTTATACACGCACACCCTCAAACTTAGAGTTGAATTTTCTCTCACGATTTCCGAAAGTATTTAATGGTTTATCATCAGGAACTTGACCGGAATCTACAATTTTCTGTGCATCAATCTCAACATCATATAATCTCATCTTTGAGCGGTCAACACCAATTACAAACTTTTTATTAATACTAGGGTCATTATATCTATTTTTCAACTGTTTTACCATAATCTGGTTCAGTTGCTCCAATTCTTCGGTATTAATTAATGCAAACATAAAGTCAGCGGTAGCAGGTAAACCAAAAGATTCGGAAGTATCTGTTAAATCTACATCAGAATTAGAAAAACCAGACCTTGTAGTTTGTGTAGCTGAAACAACTGGCACATTAAATTCTACCGCAAGGCCTCGCAATTCTTCTGCAATTGCTTTAATATAAGTGTATGAATTTACATTAGCGCCCTGCTTCAATCTAGAAGAGCAACATATATTTAAATAATCAATAAAGATAATTTTTGGGCGAAAGTTTTTTTTCAATTGCAATTCATTTAGTAAAGAACGAAAATGCATAGAACCAGCACTAGCAGTTGGATATTCTTTGATGATTAATTTACCTTGTGTTTTGCTTTTTAGATTTATAAATTTACGATTATAATCTTCTTTAGATATTAAATGTAAATCATCTAGTTTTAAATTTAGAAGATTTGCATCAATTCGTTCTGCAATTTTTTCTTCTGCCATTTCTAATGTGATATACAAAACATCTGTGCCTTGAGAAATACATCCTGCGGCTACATGGCACATAAACAAACTTTTACCAACACCAGTACCTGCTAGAGCAATGTTAAGAGTTTTATTAGGTAACCCACCATTAGTGATACGATTGAAATAATCTAAATCAAAAGGAATTCTTTCTTCTTTTCTATGATAGAATTCAAATCGGCTTTCATAATCACTTATATAATCGTGACCAACATTTCTATCAAAAGACACGCCTAGCGCATCAGAAAGAATTTTTGGTATTTCACCTTTTGCTTTTTTGCTGCTCTTGTCATCTAGAATCGTAACTGATTCCATGATTGCATTATATAGTGCTTTATCTTGGCAAAACTTTTCTGTATTTTCAGTTAGCCATTCAATGTTTGTTGGTTCATTTTTATTGTCTTTTAATGATTTTAGAATTTCAATTGAATTGCGAACCTGTTCTTCGGTTAATTTTTTACTTTCTGTAAAATTAATTACTAAAGATTCGTATGTTGGTAAATTCTTATATTGTTCTACAAATGATTTTATTTCAATGTAGACATTTCTCTCGTTTTGGTCAGAAAAATATTCTGATTCTATAAAAGGTAATACTCTTCTAGTATATTCCTCATCATATATCAGATTTTTCAGAATAGAAAGTTCTAGTCGGTTCAAGTTTTTCTTCCGTTAAAATTAGTTCAGTAAGTATGTCACCTAACATTGTAACAAACTTTGCATCATTATTCAAGTCATTTTTATCATATTTCATTGTATTTACTACATGATATCCAAATTTCAAATTAGCCATATTAATATCTTCCGAAACACTAGCATAGGTATAATAATATACGATGCCTTTATATTCAGTCCGAAGAATTTCTATGCCAGTTAAATCTGTGTCTGGAAAATTATGAAATTTATAATCTATATTTTCTTTGAATTTTTTATGCTTTTTCAGATTCCAAAACATCATTTTCTCCCATAATATCTCCCATAATATTACCATAAGCGATTTCATATTTTTTCCTTACAAATTCATTAAAATCCTCTTTAAGAAGGATGTCGGACCAAAATTCTTCAGACATAGTGTCGGATAATCTTTTCTTAGTTCCAATTTCTCCAGTATTTTTATCTACTTTACTATACCATCCATTTGTTGGTTTAATAACATGACCAGATTCTAATGCATTCTCAAGTAACCCAGACCATTTACTTATTCCACCTTCAAATAAAACACAAACTGGAATTTTAGATTTCTCTCTAACATTTCTAGATTTCTCTACATTAATGATGAAATTATATCCAACAATTTCTGTTCCTTCTTTCTCTTGTTGGCGCCCAATAATAAAAATATTATCTGCTGAATAATAACTTCCTGTTCCACCACCAACAATATCTTTAGGGAACATTCCTATTTCTTTATATGTATGATTCACTACAACCATAGGAATATCTTTTAAGTTTAGGTGTGGCGTTACCATACGAAATAAGCTTTTAACTTGTTTCGCTCGGCTCATATCTGCTACAGATTTGCCATCAAGGGCATCTTCAACTTCTTTCTTTGATGCTAAATTACCAATTGAATCAATGATAATCATAACCCTTTCGTTTCTTTCAATGCCTTCAAGTTGTTTCATTATATCAAATTTAAGTTCTTCAATATTTGTTAAAGGAGTATGTAAAACTCTATTTGTATCAATATCAAAAGTATCAAAATAAGATTGTGGTGTACCAAATTCAGAATCATAAAATATAATAACAGACTCTGGATATTTTTCCAAATAAGATTTAGCCATTAGCAGACTGAACGCAGTTTTAAAATGCTTAGATGGTCCAGCAAACATAGTAATACCAGGAGTAAAACCTCCATTTAATTTTCCAGATAACGCAACATTAATCATTGGGATAGAAGTCGGTATCATATCCTTTTGAGTGAAAAACTTTGAAATAGATAAAATTGCACTGTTTTTAATAGTAGAATTATTTTTAATTTTATCAAGTAGAGACATAATATTCCTTAGAAGAAGTTAGATAGTGAATTGGTTTTTTCTGCTTGCCAATTCATACAGTTGAGGATAATTTTTATTGGGTCAAGAAATGCTTTTTCAAACTGTAAATCATAATTTATATAGTCATCAAGTCCAAATTCAGAAGGTAATCTGTTTGGGTATGAAATCACAGTATCATTGATTGGGTTTGGTTGAATTAAGTAAGTAAATTTAAGTTTCTCACCCTCTTTAATTATTGGATATTTATTTGTTAATTTATGTTTATTTAAAAGATAGTTGTATAGCAAAGAACCTTTTACATGAATTGGAGTGCCTTTAGTGTATATCAGTATATTGTCTGTATAAGTTTTTAGACCATTTACAGAGCGAGGAAAAGATATCTCTTCAATTGGCAGTTTTTTAAATTCTTTGCGAAAATCTGCAATATAATCTTGCACTTCATCTTCGGTGCCTGTTACCATTAATTTGATAGTCTCTTTCATTTTATCTCGGATAGCAGAAGGAGTGGAAGACTTTATCATTTCAAGACCCATGACTTTCATCTGCGGTACCGAATATTGAACACCTTCATTATTATACACATTCAAGATGTATCGTTTCTTAGCTGTCCAAATTCCTTTATCGGAAAGCCCTTCACGTTTCATTTGCATTTTTTGGGCAAACGCATTAACATACGAAGCGAGTTCCTGATAACTTTCGTCAATATATGGTTGTAACTTATCTTCACATACACGGTCCATGAAGGAGATAAGTTGATTAACATTCGTCTTTTTAGAATACACCTTATCAACCAATTCACCAAGACGGAGATAAATTGAATCTGTATCCGAGGCGATAACATAATCTACACCATTTGTTTTCAATAATCTATTCATATAACCATTTAACTTATCTTCAATCCAGCGAATAGAAAGTTGACCGGCTTGAGTGACACCTAATGCTAATCTTAAATCAAAAAATCTAAAATATTGAGAACCCATTGCACCATAAGCTGAATTTAAGGAGACTTTTTTAGCGAGTTGTAGGTTATCATACCTAGCAATTCGTTTTTCTAAATCTCTTCTTTTAGTTGGGTCAGTTTCAATTTCATATTCTTTCTTAGACTGAATCATCATCTTTTTAAACTTACTTCGGTCTATATACATTTCTTCCAGCATCTTAGGTAAGAAACCTTGTTTATCCGTACGAAAGAATTGACCGTTTGGTGTAAGTGTGTAGTTATTAAACGTGCTAGTATCAATTTTTTTACTTAGCATGGTTTCAACAGAAACACCAGATGAAATAATTCTTCTCATATCATCATCATAATCAGGAACATCAATTACTGTTTCGGGTGAAATATTATATTGTACCATTAAAAGTGGGTACAAAGAATTCAAGTCAAAACTAGCAACATAATCATGCACACCAATTTGAGGCTCTTTTACATAAGCACCTTCAAATGCAGAATCTTTTTTCTGAATTGTCTTTGGCGGAACAATAATTTTTCTTTCAAATAAATAATTATAAATTATTGCATCCCACATTCGTGTCTGTGCAAACACATCATTGAAGTTAGATTTAGTATCATATGCCAATGTTAATGCTAGTTCAATCAGTTTTAATTTATCTTCAAGTTTTAAAATTAACTCTACGTCTTTAATGTTATATTCAATAAATTTTTGATAGTTCAATCTGTATAATTGGTGCAAGTTTTCAAATTCATCATAAGAAATTTTACCTTCACCAAGTTCAACTTGAGCAATATTATCTAACCGATAAGAATCTTGTGACTTACCACCTGGAGCATACCATCTGTACAATTCAATATAATCTAATGAAGATATTCCGTAGATATCATATTCTATCATTTCACGACCACGAACTACCATCTTTCGTTCAGTGATATATCCCCATGGTGATAAAGTTTTCATTTCACTTTCACCGAGAATTTTAGTAAACCGATTAATTAAATATGGAATATCAAAGAACCTTGTATTCCAGCCTGTAATGATATCTGGCGTGTTCAATTGCCAATCTTCTAAAAATCGTTTACATAGGTCATGTTCATCTTTACATTTGAAGTATACAACATCATCACGAGAATTATTAAAATCACCGCAACCATATACTTTCATATTACCACCAACAGTTTTTACTGCGATGGCTGTGATTGGTTCATTTGCTTTGTATGGGTCAGGAAAGCCATTGTCTGAACCGACTTCAATGTCAATAATGGCAATGTTAATCTTGGTTTGATCCCATTCAATTGCACCTTTGAATTCATCAGCAATATAGGCATATTCATAACGGGTATTTCCATAAATTTTAAAGTTATCTACATCTTTATATCGTTCAACATAATCTCTACATTCACGAATTGATTCTAAAGTAAGTTTATCTAAATATTCATTCTGTAAATTTTTCCATTCTGTGGGTTTATTGACAGGTAAAAATATAGTAGGCTTGTAAGCAATTTTAAGCTTTACAGACCTATTGTTTTTTACACCACGATAAAAAATGTTGTTACCAACACAAATTACACTAGTGTAAAAATCATTCATACTCGTACTTTATATTTTGCACTGAGGACCTTTAATGTTACCCATTTTTTTGGAATTAGCATTTCACGCTCCCTAAAATCTTCAAAATTCACAGTTGGGTCATCAACTAATCCAAGCAACTCTACCTTATTATCATACTCCCTCAAAAATAAATCGTACTTGTAAGCACAACCCTTTAAGTTATTTTCTGTGGCGACCTGCATGGCGAGTTTAGATGTATTCATACTATTCCTTATTTGTTAATTACTATATTAGACCATTGTTTTAATTTTAAAAATTTATCAGTTTTCGCTCTAGTCAACCCATCATTCGTCACTCCAATATTTTTATCTACCAACAATTCAATCATTGCTAACAAATCACCTAACTCTTCTTGAACGCAGTGAATGTTTGTGTTTTCTTTACCTGGTTTAATTTGGTCAGCTCCAAACCGAAAACATTTACTGATTGCTTGAGTAACTTCAGCACATTCCTCTTGCAAAATCAAAAGAATTTCTCTTGTATCTTCATTCATTATTGTTGTCTCTGGCATGTTTTCATTATAACACATTTAAATAAAAGATGCAAGATTTGGTGCAGTCCACCCGTCAGGCTTTAAAACTTTACCATCTGGTCGTTTAATAACTTTACCTGTTGCAGAATCAATTTTAGCCAAATTACTTCTTGCTACTTCAGCCCAAGCACCATCCACATCAAAACCTTTCATCTTACAGAATCCTAATATTACCCATATTAAATCCATACAGGCATCAAGTTCTTCTATAGTGTCATTTTCCAGTCTTGCTTGTTTAAATTCTAAAAATTCTTCAATAATTAAAGAATTATAGAGACTTATAGTTTCGTTGCTTGGAATTTGGTCGCAAGCATCTATAAATTTACACACATCATTATACATAATATTTTTTATGGTAGCGGGCCCCAGAGTTGAACTGAGAACTGAGGATTATGAGTCCTCCGTAATACCATTTTACTAACCCGCAACTTATTTAGTTTGTTGAAAGAATTTTTTTTATATTTTATTCACATGCACTTCGCATTTATTTAAAAAATTAATGCCAGCAGAATCTCTATATTCATTACGATAAAATACACTATTAACACCAGATTGATAAATCAATTTAGAACACTCTAAGCAGGGCGCATGTGTGACATATAGCGTTGCACCTTCACTAGAATTTGTACTACGAGCAACTTTAGCCAGAGCATTACTTTCTGCATGTAATACCTCAGGTTTAGTTTTCAATCTAATCTCAACAATTTTGTTGGCACCATTTATCACCTCGCCAATCTCATCCTCACAGTTATTATCCCAGCCAGAAGGCATTCCATTATAACCAATACCGATAATCGTATTATTTTTTACAATAACACAACCAACTTGCAATCTACGAGCCGAAGATACTTCAGAGTAAACTTCGGCAACTCGCATATGAACATTATCAAACTTGTTCATTATATAAATTTTCAAAGGTTTGTATGTTCATATTTTTAAATATTTCATAACCAAGTTGTCCTTGTTTTTTCCAATTGTTATCTCGTAGAAGAAATTTTATTTTATTTTCAAAATCAAAAATGTCAATATTAAATTCTACAATTCCTTTTCCATAAAAATTAAATAAACTTTTCTCAGATAAAACGCATTTTTTATTATTTAAAAGATGTGATATTCTAGATTGTTTTTGATATCCATTTTCCCAAGTATTTAAGTCTAAAACAATTTTACTTTTTGAAATATAATCATCTAATTGAATTCCATCAATAAAATAAAGACAGACGAATTTTATGTCCTTATCAAAAATATCAATTTTTTGCAACAATTCTTGTCTATGGGGATTCATTGTTCCATAAAACAAAACATCAATCTCCGGCTCTTTTTCTTGAATATTTTCCATTACTTTAGTATAAAGAAATGGTCTGAAAAAAACATTGGTAAATCCAAGTGTCCGTAAATAATAATAATTGTTTATATCATATTCCCAAATTTCATCAGCTTGTTTTAAAATATCAATCAATTTTTTTGGAGAATGCCAATGACCATCAACTAGAGGTTCAGTTTGATATATAATCAATTTTTCTCCTACATCAATATTATGTTGAAGACGTAAATTTTGTTTTCCGACAGTACAATAAATTCCTAAAATGACACAACCATTTTCGGTAGCATATCTTTCATCTAACATCATTGATGTATTGTACCAAAAATTTGCAAGAGTACTAGGATATAGATATCTCATGGCCGCTAACTTTTTTCTTTTTCTTTTCTACAGCAATTACTGTTTCGCCCTGTATTTGTGCTTGTATCATTAAATTTTTAAACGCATGTCTTTCCGTATCATCTAGAATTGTTGCCATTTGGCGTTTTACTCCTCTATTTATTTTAAAAGTTGAACCTATAGTTTTCTTCATTGTTATACCTCAAAATATTGTAATTCAAAAAAATCAGCATCTGGTTCGTAATTAATGTAACCACGAGGGTTGCAGATAATACGAGTAGAGCCAAGCATATAGTCAAACTTATGGTGAGTGTGACCATGTGTCCATACCTTAATCTGCGGATGGTCCAGAATGAACTCCGACAAATCAGAAGAGTAAGCGCCATTAACTATCACATCATCCTCATATTGAGGTTTTGTAGAAAGTTTAGATGGCGAGTGGTGACCCACAACAACAAACTTTTCTTGTACACCTACAGCAGTTTCATGGATAAAGTTCAACATTGCCTTATGGTCTTCAACAGAATCTTCTGGGCAGAATGTTGCTGCACGAGTTTGACGGTGATAACTTAAAATTTTTGTATAATCGGTAGAACCATCATCATTAATTTCAAAGATTGGCGACTTAATACTCACTTCTCGGTTAGAGTTCTTAATGATTTGGTAATCATTCATATGTCTCTTGATTGAGTATAGTGTGTTTGGGTCTTCTTCGTTCATATCTGTCCAAAGAGTACCACCAATGAAAGTTACATCATCAAATGCAATAAACTCTTTATCAAGAAAATGAATGTTAGGCAAGTATGCAAGTTTCTCACGAATTCGTGGGATAGACACAGCAAAATCACCGTGATAATGCTCATGATTTCCTGCAATGTATATCACATTCTTAAATTCTTCGGAGCACTTTTGAAAAAACGCATGGTATCTATTAGACTTGTGTGATTCACCAAGGATGTTAATATCAGCCCGGTCATTCAAGTCCTTAGCAACACAGATATCGCCCGATAGAATAAGCACATCGGCATTCTCGGTGTTTTTAATTTCAAGTTGACCAAACTCAAGGTGTACGTCGGAAGCGAGAGCAATTTTCATAATATAATCTACCTATTAATGCTGTATTATAGCACAAATAGGCAGAAAAGTCAAGTGTTTTTTAAACTCTTTCTTGCAAAAGTTGAGTTTTACCTACTGTTTTAATTGCAATTTTTACCGGTTGTTTTTCAATCGGTGTAATATTAACAAGTTTCACAGTAAGAATACCATTATCTAAAATTGCTCCTGCAACCTCTACAGTATCAGCTAATCTAACATTCTTTTGAAATGAACGAACGCCAATTCCATGATATAGATAATTTGTTTCTCCTTCAGTTTTTCTTTTTGTGCCACTGATGGTCAAATTACCTTTTAAAATTTCAACACTAATTTCATCTTCATTGAAACCAGCAACTGCTAGTTCAACAGAATAATTATTGTCATCAATTTTAATAATATTATGTGGTGGAAATGTTGTAGGTTTTTCAGATAACATATTATCAAAGGTATCTAAAAGTCTATCAAATCCAACAACCGAAGGATACAGGTGTGTAAATTTATGCAATGTCATATAGTTCTCCTTTAAAAAATTACTTAGTCGGTTTAAAGATACTAGCATAATCATATGATGAGTATGCTGTAGTTATATCAGAAAAAGACTTAGCTATTTGTTTAGTGAATACTCTTTGAGATTCAACAAATGCTTTGAGTGGTTTTTTAATAGATTCTTCCTTAACAGAGTTGTCAAGAAAGGTATTTTTGGCATTTTGAATCGCATCAATAGCCATGTTTGCGTATAACAACATAGTTGTTTTCTCCTTTAAAAAGCAAGTTAAAAAAATGTTATCCCGAAGGCATAACTCCAGCTTACCTTATACTGGTCCAGATTAACGTACTGAAGGTGTAATTACACGGACGCCTTATACCGTAGCATCAAACAGCCCTAAGGTGGGTACTTTTATTTATGCACTTTTACAAACGCAGCAGAATTTACAAGATATTTTCTTTGCGGATCTTCCGATTTATAAACTTGAATAAATGTCATTGTGCCATCAACTCTTTTTTCATACAAATTACTAGAGAAAACAATCTCTCCAGAGTATATATTTTTTAGTTCTACAATTTTTTCTTTAATTATTCTCATAATATATTCAACAACCATTAAAGTTTTTTTCCGATGTTATACTTACTTACTAATTCCCACTGGTCTTTTTCACGAAATGATATAATTTTAATTTGATGTATTGGTGCAATTTTATCTATCATAATTTCTGGATTAACAATTTTTACCAATTCCCATTCTTCTAAAAGCTTTGCTATGGCATTTCGTCTTTCTATATCATTATCTACTATACTTGAGTCTTTACCATCCAAAGCAAATAGCTCTTTGAAATGGACAATATAATATTGGCCTCTTTTATGTAAAATATGACACGACTGATATAAAATCTTTTCTCTACGAGAAGACACACCAATTCTGGTTAATGTTTCCCGCACTTTCAAGAAATCATCTTGTTCTTTTAGTGACACCTCAATAAAGGTTGATAAATTAACCATTTCATTTCCTTAATCCGCCAATATCGGTTTTTTCTTTTAATTCTAGGATTTGCTCTTCATTAAGGAGTTTTAATGCTTCCCGTGCTTTAGCATCCGAGAGACCAAAATAGGTCTTTATACATGCTATATCTTCACTTTTTTCAGCCTTAATCCACTTATTGAAAGGTCTTTTATAGGACCTAATAGTATTTATCAAAAAATCATTCTGTAGTTTTTTATCTATGAAATGCCTACGATTCATCTCATTAGCATACATAATACAGTCTTTGTGGTAGGAAAGCGCCCGATTTACGAGAAATGGCTCATATAATTTCTCGGTCGCACCATCAACAATTAACTGCTTTTTACCCTGCAGAATTTGATTTACATATTCAAATGGATTACTCATGTTAGCATTCTAATCAATCCTACACTATCAATCGTAACTAATAGCATATAGTTAGCCAACATGCCAAAGGATTTCCTAGTAAAAGCAGCCCAAGCGTAGAGAGCGCAACCAGTAATCCAAATAGGATACAAGATAAGCAGAGGCGGATTAGGGACTGTTGCTGCCATAGTAATGGCGCAACCGATGCTAATAGCCCAAGCCAAAAGCTCAATACAAAAGCGAAAAGAGTTAGATTTAAAATCATCACGAATCCAATCAAATGTTGGCTTTAATAATTTATTCATTGCAACTCAAAAGAATGTGATAACACATCTCTATTTCTATAAATTTCATTATTTAATGTGGGCTTCATAGATTGAATCAATTCATCTTCTATATCGGTCATAGTAATATCGGACAATAATGAATTATAATCAACAGGAATAATTTTTAAAAACACGTTTTCACATTTACATCCATACTTTGCAACAAACTTATAGGCTGCGGGATGGTTTTCATCATACCTTTCGGTGCCCCTAACACCTGCAAAAAATCTACCAATTCTTCCATGAATACTATGATTTGTGTAACCGATATAAACCAATTCTTCATTGTTGTATATAAAATAAAATCCTGCTACATTAATATATCTATCACTATTAACACCCTTATCTGTTTTAAGATTAGGTGTTATTGAAATAAACTGTGATAATATTAATTCTCTCAAGATTATTATGGCATAATCTTTGCCCGTGATTTGATAATCACCAAAAACATTTCTAATCATATATTTTCCGATTCAAGTTGAACATCATAATGTGTTTTTAATTTACAGTATGCATTGAAAACAGAATTGGGCACAATACCATTTCCATACTGTTGTGTAATCTGTTCAATTGCATCAACTAACGCCCTTGAGAATTTAATCTCAGTAAATGTTCCAATAGGATGTACTTCATAATCTTTCATTTGAACTCTACACTTACCATAATTTCTGTTAGACATGCGACAGTATTGATTTCAACATCGGCAACAAATGCTTGCTTATACTGATAATCTGCTAGAATGATAACTGCTTGAGGTATGCTCTGAGGTTGTAATACATCATAAAGGTTGTCATATAGTTTACGATATAGGGTTGCTGCATCAAAATCAGCAGTAGCAACCCACTTACGAATTGCACCAAAATCTTTGTTCTTTAGGTGCTTAATGATTTCTGCAATTGATACTTCACCTATGTGAGTAAGAATGCCCACATCAATCTTACCAAATTGTGAGTATCGTTGTAACTCATTTAGTATTCGCCGAAAGTCGGGAAAATGTTTTTTGATTAATTCAGCGATTACCATATCTTCATACTCAACTTTTTCACTTTGTAATATTAATTGAATTCGCTTGAAAAACTGAGTCGCCATTTTTGTCTTGTCTTCATTTCTCAGAGTAAAGTCAACCACAGCACAGCGGCTATGTAATGGGTCAATGATACGATTTTTAAAATTGCAAGTAAAAATAAAAGAACAGTTTGATGCAAACTCTTCCATTGCATTACGCAATGCAGGTTGTGTTGAGTTTGGATTTAAATAATCAGCCTCATCAATGATAATAACCTTACGCCCGCCAGTGAAGGACATTGACGATGCAAAGTCCTTAATCTTAGTACGAAAAACATCAATGCCCGATTCATCGGAACCATTAATCATAATGTAATCTGCATCAATCTGATTACACATTGCTTTCGCAACTGTTGTTTTTCCTACACCTGCACCACCGGATAATAGCAAGTGTGGAATCTTCTTTGTATTAACATATTCCTGAAACGGCTTTTTCAATCGTTCAGGTAAAATACACTCCTCAATTGTTTTTGGACGATGTGATTCTGTCCACAATAAATGTTGCATAAAAACTCCATAATAAAAAAATCAAAAAATCAACCTTCGTTTGTTGAGCCGAGTTCTGTAGCAATCCAATACTGTAATGGTTTTTTAGTATTTTTAAAATGTGCAATACCCTTAAATGAAATAGAAACTTCATATACACCAGAAATCATTTTCATGTTCTCAGTCTTGAACACCATTTTATATTTCTTTTGATTACCATTTCCAACCTCAAGTTGATTGGTATGTGTAGATGTATTTTTGTCATCAAGAGCAGATACAAAAACTTTATTTCCATCAGACGTTACTGCAATGTGAGGAGTAGCAAGAATAGATGCAGAACGCAAAATAAATTCAAGGTCTTCTTGTTTCAGTGTGAAAGTTACCTCTGGTTCTGGCATCTTAACAGATTTGTCTAATACATTTTTAATCATAACTGAATCACAAATACGATATGTGATTTTACTACGACCAGTGGTGTCATTGATGATAGCCGATTTAGTTGCCATATCAATTTGAAGTTGTGAATTATCTTCATGCAATCCTAGAACTGCAAGAAATTTATTCAAGTCATAGATACCAAAATCTTCATCAATCGTTTCTGCGATTGTAGTTTCAGCCAATACTTGCTTTTGTGCATCACAAGTACGCAATACACTACCTTTGCGAAACATAATGCCATCATTGATAGTCGCAAAGTTTTTTAATACCGTTAGTGTGTCTTTAGACAATTTCATAATATACTTTCAAAAATTTAATTATACAACATTTATTCAGCTTTGTCAAGAGAATACTTAACATCATGCTCAAATAAAAATGATAAACAACACATAGCATGTGCTAGGTGATGCATACCAGATTCTGGGTCTAGTTGTTCACCCATTTTCCATGCCCAGAGGTGTCGTTCTAATGCATCAAAATATCTTCGTTTAGATTCAGGAACTTTTTTCCAATTATCTCTTTCATATTTTTTGCATCCAAAAGTTAAAACTCTTACCATTTCCTGCAGGGCTAATGGAGGAATTAATCCATATTCTAATTTATCGCCGTCAAATTTACGACCACCAGTGGAAGAATTTTGAGACATTTTAACCAAGTTCATTTACAATTTACCAGTTAACTCTGCAATTTTAGAAAGATTGCCAGAAAATGGATATGTGCCAATATGTTGTGTTTTCATCCATGGGCATAGAAAAATAGACCCACCAGTTTTGCGCCACAATTGACAGAACATATAATCCTCTGAAAGATACCGGTCAGAGCCACCGCCAGTTGCACTATCTAATGTGTCAATAATCGTATCAAAATATGCATGGATATAACGACTGCCATCAAAATGTGCTTGACCGACATGGTCTGGTTTGTACCTCAATTGTGGATATGCAGTTTCCATAACAGAAAAAACACTACGTTTAATCATCATATAGCCTGTGCCAATTTCCATCACTTCAAGAGGCTCAGTCACTGTGAATTGTTGAGTGCCTTTAACAACATTAAATACATAATCGCCAACGAGACCTTCTAATTCATGTGGAGCCATATTTGGATGATTACGGGCTCCGAGTGCCACATTGTTCCAGTTGATAGATTTTTTAGGATAAGGTCCACCAATAACATCTTTATCTAATGCCAAAAGTGCAACCACATCTTCTGGGTTGTAATGTATATCCGAATCTATGAATAGTAAATGAGTACATTCTGAACGCAGAAATTCATCTACTAAATAATTTCTTGCTCTTGTTATTAATGATTCATTAAATAGAAATGAGAATCTAGTTTCCACTCCATACTTAGACATTATTCCTTGAAGGTCTAAAGAAGATTTCATATACATTCCATGTGCCATACCACCATACATTGGTGTAGCCACAAAGAGTTTATTCTTCTTCATATCTTCCGATTTTATTTTTATTTCCATAATTAATCCATAAAAAATAAGTTGTGATACTATTATATATCACAACTTATACAAAAGTTACCTAAAAATTAGGCAAAAATGTTCTGACCTTTAGAACGCAGGGATTTAATTCCTTCTGCAACCATACTCTTTGTAGGAGTACCGAGGCGATAGAAAGAAATTTTGCGACCATTAGAAAGAGTTTTTCTGTTGGTGTAAATAGCATTACCTTCATCCCGCAACTCATTAATCCGTGCGGCCACATTTGTGATACCGAAACGGGCTTGTGCTTGAGACACAGTGAAGGTATTGTAACCTTCAGACTTGCTCAAAACAGCAAGCATTTTTTCTTTAACATTCAATTTAGACATAAAAATCCATAAAAAAACCACACTTTAGAAGACACTTGAGAGGTGGTGTTTCTCAAGATTCATCATTATAGCAAAAAAACAAACATATGTCAATACTTTTTATGGTAAATGATTAAATTATTCTTGCATTATTGGCATAATTGGTTCAACTGTTGGATTCTCTAGTTTTGAATATAAATCTAGGAAAGACAATTTGGTATCCATATCAAAACGATTTAGACATAATGAAATAGATTTCATTTTATCACCATATACACCATATGTTTTACAAATATGCACAAGTCTACGGGTAGAAATGATTTCGTCAATACCACCTTCAAGGAATGTTTTTCGTATTACATCAGCCCAAACAACTAGTTTGTCAGCAAAAGAATCGTCGGTGCGCCCAACCGAAGTCAATTCTTTTTTGATAATTCTTTTCTCAATTGCTACAGGAGGAAATTCTTGCTCATATGTATTCAAAAATCGTTCTAGGAAAGCCTCATTCAATACATTAGTAAACATATATCGCCCATCTTCAGAACCTTTACCCTTTGTGTTTGCTGTAGCAACAACAGTAAAACCATTCTCAGGATAAATCAATTCACCTTTTTTCTTTAGCAGAAAAGGTTTGCCTTCTAAAATTCTTTGCAAACAAGATAGATTTTGTGCGCCGTAATCAATTTCGTCAATACACAATACCGCACCCTGACGAGCCGCTGTAGTTACAGGACCATCACGCCATTCCATTTGTCCATTTATTAGAACATAATTACCTAAAAGGTCGCCCTCATCGGTTTCTGGCGTCATGCTGACACATACAAATTTTCTTTGTGCTTTAGCGCAAGCTTGTTCAACCGACATTGTTTTTCCATTACCAGATTGACCAGTAATAAAAATTGGAAAAAATTGTTTACTCTGAACAACAGATAACAAGTCTTCAAAATTTCCAAAAGGAACATAATTCTTATACACTTTAGGAATCAAATCACCAATTTCTAAATCTGTAGTAATATTAGAAATCTTATTTTTAATAATAGGTTCACTTTCTACTTTTTTCATAGGTATAACTTGAGCAGATAGATTGACTGTTTGGGAAGTATTCTGTAAATTACTTACGGAATAAACACCACGAGATTTTCGGTAAGCAGTATCATTCAAAAACCATTGAGGATATCCTAATTTATTTTCATCACAAATAAATTTAATTTCTTGTCGGGTAAGAGTATTCTTACCAGTTGACAATGCAAGAGTAATAAATTTTTGGCGAGAAGTAATATTTGGAGTACGCATAATTTAAATTCCTTTTCAACTAATCAATATATCATTATAACACGGAAAAATTATTCTGTCAAGTATATTGTTGTAAATATACAACATATTAAAAGTTCATACGGCAATTTCTTTTATAAATCTATTGACCAAAACTCTACTGATTTGTCTTCTTTTATTCATTTTAATGAATGCACTTTTTAACTTACTTGCTGTTACTGTACCAGTTATTTGAAGAGATTCATTTTCAACAAGCAAATCTTCTCCGCCAGGTATAATGAAAAACTTATTATATCCTTCATTATTAGATTCTAGAAATTTTTCCACTCTAACTCTTGATGCCAACTCTCTAACTTTTTCTTTAGTTTTAGCATAAGCAGTCATATCATTTGCAACCCATCTATGTTCTGCAAAACTTTTACCATCAGCATCATAATAACGATTTTGTATTCCATTACGCAAACTACTACCAGTTCCCGCAATAAAAAAACCAATTATTTTAGTGCCTGTACTTTTACGATACCATTTAAATATTGATTTTTTTATTTCACACTCTCGTTTATCTTCAATGAGTATATCTTCAAATTTATTATTTTTATCTCTCAATACAATATTATCACGAATCGTACTAAATTGAGCATAAGTTTGATATTTTTCTCCTTTAGAATTGGTGTTAGTTGTATGATAAGTACGGATAGAATCTGCATCGCCGTCATGCATAATAACAGTATTAACTATATCAATATTGTGTTTTTTCTTAAATTGCATTAAAATTGGTCTTAATGCAACCAATGCTTCGGTCATAGGAGTATTAGATAAATGCTCACTTCTTGGGCAAGGAATAGCTAATCCACGTTTGTTTGAACCGAATGCCTCAGATAAAGTAATTAAGTTTTTCAAGGCGCAATTAAATTCGGTAGCAGTCATTTGAGAATTTAAATATTCTCTTAGATAAACATTAGACATTCGTATTTCATTTGAATTAGTAGAAAAAGAGGAACCTGGGCTTCTATTGTGGTCATACCCAAATCCACTATCTTCATTGCCGAAACCATAAAATACAAAAGGAATATTCACTTTGCGGCAAAACATAGCTAATACCATAACCTGTTCAATAGATGCATGTAAATTACTAGACATAGAACCAGAACGGTCCAATAATAATATTAACCCATGTGATTTTCCGTTAGGTACATATGTTGATTTTTTAAAAATGTTATCATCAATTTTGTATCGGCAAATACGATTAACATCAATATCACCAGTTTCGCTAATTTTTTGTTTAGCAAATTTTCTAGCAGCCTTAAGCATTTCAAATTCTTTTGCAAGTAGAGACACATATTGTTCGTTTTTGCTTTTAAATTCCTTCAATAGTTTATCTTGCATAATACCAAAACTATTAGATAATGGTCTAAAATGATAATAGTCTTTCCAAAACTTTTGCATTAAATCATGTACTATTTTATGTGGTGTAATAATCTCAGATAAATTAGGAGTAGGAATATTTAAATAAACATATTCTTTAGATTTTTCAGAAAGTAATTTGGCTTCGTTTTTTCTAAAGAACTCATCAGTTTCGCATGACGGTACAAAATTTTCACTTGTTGTGGATTTTGATTCTTTTTCCCGTAAAAATTCATTATAATTGTCTGATGAATCTTCTTCCGATTCGTCTTCATCTACACCATCTTCTTCAGATTCATTATTGTCGTCCAAATCCTCATCTGTTTCAACATAATCATCTTTAAAATCAGAGTCTGAATCTTCATCGGATTCATCAAAATCGGTGTTTTGCAATGTGTAATATTTTTCTTTTTGATTTTGTTGTTGTTCATCCTTAGAATATTCGTAAATAGATTCAGTAATTTCTAGAACATCATTCCAGGTTTCACAGGCTTCTACGCCAGATAACAAATTTAATTCTATATCAGTAAAATTAATACCTAATGAAACTCCTGCTTTAGTATAGAGGTTCAGCCTGTCAATAAAAGACAATCCATTAATATCATAATTCTTAATGCCAAAAAAATCTTGTTCTATTAATTGTTTATACGCACGAATGAATGCTGGTTTTAATCCAGGAAAACGCCGTTTCATTTTCTTTTCAATGCGAGAATCTTCTACAACATTCAAGAAGTTTTTGTAATTTTTATTGAATTTCCCTGTTCCAGTTAAAGCATTATGCCAACCTTCTTCTGGTGTTTCTAGTGCGTGACCAACTTCATGACCTGTCAGCAAGTCATACATATCACCAGACATATCTTTCCATATAGGAAGAGTAAGTATTCGGGTAGTTAGGTTGAATGTTGCAGTTTGCACCTTACGGTGTTCTACAGTAACATTCTCGGTAGCCATCAGTTTGGCTAGTTGAGTCTTAGATTCTTGAGTGAATTCCATAGGTGTTCCTAAATTTCATAAATGAATTGTAACACAACCACAGGGATTGTCAAGTATTATTTGATATCTGTTGTTAAAAAACAACTACTTTCTCTCTGCCAAAAAGCTGGTCTACTATTCCAACAAGCGGTATTAACTGTTTTATAACCATATTTCCTGAGTGTTTTTGCGAACAATCTTCCCATATGTTTTCCATCATACACTTCGGTACCATCTTTGTATTGATTGAAGTGACCGATGGCTTTTCCGTTGAATGTGTTAGCAATCAACATATAAGTTGGTGAGCCTTGTTCAATTACATCAATCAAATGCTCAATCGGTCGGTCAAAATGCTCAAAGTATTCGGAAGCAAAAAACAAGCTTGTTCCTGGCTTTTCAACTTGTGTAAGATTCTCAATGATTTTAAAATTATGTTTGTCGCCCAACTCTGTTGCCATCTTGTACTGGTAACTATCTTTTAGATTTGTACCATAAACATTGGAATTAGGAAACATTTCTTTCATACCAACTGTAGTATAACCGAAACCGCAACCTAAGTCAACCACATTGTCTACATTACCTATATATTCAACTATACTTTTACCAAACATAGACTTTGGTGCATTGATTTCTTTGAGATATCTTCTGGAATATTTTGACCAGCACATCCAAACTTCACAGAAATAATAAGCATCAGTGTAAACAGAATAGTCAGGAGTTCCTGTTTCCAATGATGCATACCATCTGTTCTCAAGGTCTTTCATTTGACGCATTTCATCATCTGGTATGATTGCACCATCATGCGCCTTCATACAATTCAAAGTAACTTTGAATGCTGCATCAATATCTATATCTGCAACCTTAGCACAGTTTTCAAGATATCGCTTTAGACTCTCTTTACCTATTTCATCAACGATACTCATTAATCTGCTTTCCAGTTATGAATCAACTTCATTCCATATTCATTGTTGCCTTCTGGAATTACGATGTTGGACTTCATTTTTAGTTTGTTGACTTTGAATGGATTGTAGTCTACATAATGATGCCAACGACCATAACGCCAAACAACTCTTGCAACATCAGGATGCATATCAGCAAGCATCTGTGATTTGTTAATTGTGCCGCTACTGTTATAACCAGTCTTCTTGAAGTTTTCATCATCCGCAAATTCTTTATGGTAAAACTCTTCGGTGTTACCACCTTTAACTGTTTGTGTTGCTGCTTTGCCTTGCAAGAATGCATTGAATTGAATAGTGCAATCTCCATCTTTCAATACACGGAGACAAATATCGGTGTCTTCATTGTAACGACCACGCCAACGATGTTTACAATCATTAGAGATTAACAAACAGGAATAGATTCGTGTGTTTGTTACGAAAGGTGGATACTTAGAGTTTGGCGCAATGAAGAATCTATACTGAAAGCCCGAGATTGGCACATTCTCAAAGCGGTCAACAAAATCTTCGGCTGCTCTGAAAATAACACCAGACTCAACACGATATCGTTTGTTCTGATTCAATCGGTAGAAATCAGAAATGTTGTCATCTAGTACCCAATGTTTTTCTGTACCAATTTCAATCGCATGGTCCCAACACCAATTTCTAGCACGACCTGGACCATCTCCGTGATTGCTGAATGGCGCAACTAATAATGTTACATATGGGCGAATATTAAATTCATCCAATGCTTTTTCATAATTCTCTAAGTCCTGTGGTTCAATTGCAATGTAATGAGGAATCTTCATACGAGCAAGTGACCGAGAAGTCAACATAGATTCATGCCGACCTTTAGATATAATATAAACTGGATACTTAGGATTAGTCATTCTACAATCCAACGATTCAAAGAGTTTTCTTCAATGTCAAGTTTTGGATACCAAATACTTTTGCTCTTATCAGTTAATGCTTGGTCAATCAACTTGGCAAATGCATTGTAATCTCCTTCATTTCGGAAGTTTACATAAATTTGTTTCCATGGAGGATTATCATTCTGGTCAAAAGTTGGCATACCTTTCCAATACTTCTTAAAGAATTGGTCTCTGGTAAGCAGTGAATCATCAACTTCAACTACAGGAAGTTCTTCTTTTTGTTCTTCATGACCATCCATGAATTTGGAAACATCGTTGATATCATCACTTTCAAAATCAAGGCAACTTTCATACTCAGTTGTTTCTTGGACTTTTACATCACTCATTTTGTACTCCTAATAATTTTCTTAATAGTATTTTTTTGTCTTTTTCTTGCCATTAATAGAGCAAGAGGTTTAATATTCTCTGTAAATGTTTTACCATTTAGATGTTCTAATTCGTGTTGAAAGCACTGAGCAGTTAATCCATTAATAGACAAATCTCTTTTTTGGGTGTCTTCATCATAATACTCCACACGAATATTTTCATACCTAGGAACATTTAAAAATAAAGCAGGGTAAGATAAGCATCCTTCTCGCAAAGGTTTCATTTCACCAAATGTCTCAATAATCTTTGGGTTTATACATGTCATTTGAAAACTATCAGTACCAATAATAAACATTCTAAATTTATAACCACATTGATTGGCAGATAAACCAAGTCCCTGATAATGTTTCATTGTAAACTTTAATCGTTTGATAAAAGTTTGAATTTCTGGCTGAGAAATTTGAGTTATATCAAACTCTTCTATTACAGTATTTAATGCTACATTACCTTCTGGTAAAATTTGAAACTGTGTGATTTTTTCTTCTGTAATCCTTGTTGGCGATTTAGCGGTTTTGTCCGTATTTAAAACTATGTACTCATCTTCTATCATTTTACTATCCTTGAAAAATTATTAACCTTCTCAAACCTAATTATTGACCTAAATTTATCTTGTAGAATGTCACCTTTATGGGAAATTACAAACAGATTAACATCCTCAAGCATTTGTAAAATCGTCATCAAATATTCGGTGCCATTATTATCTAGGCTACTATCAAACACTTCATCCAATATTAATAAATTTGTATTAGTGGAATTTTTAAGTTTCGCAACAGCCCGCCACGTTAACATAAGTGCCATATCAATTCGTTGCTTTTCACCTTCACTAAAAGATTCATAAGAAAATTCATCTCTGTGCCGGGATTTAATAGTTTCACTAAAAGTTTCACTTAGATTAAAATTAACAAAGAAATCTAAAGACGCCAAATACTTATTTACTAATTTGTTTATGATAGGTAAATACTGTTTGATAATTTTAGTTTTAATACCAGTATCTTTTAATAACAGCCCAGCAGCATCTAAGTATAATCTTTCATCTAAAAACACTTTCTTTTCGTTATTCAATTCCTCTAACTGTTTTTGTAAATCAGCAAGCTTATTAGTTTCAATAGACAAATCTTCTTTTGTTTCAGAAAGTTGTTTTATTTCTTTTTGTAATTTACCAATATACTTATTAGATTCTACGATAGACATAGTGTTGGAAGCAATATCAACTTGCCTACATTGAATCTGCAATGATATTTTTTGTATATCATTTAACTTGGCTTGTTGTTCCAAAATTTGTGATTCTAATGTAATTAATCCATCCGAACATTTATGTGTTTTACTATTGAGTTCCGTAATTTGTGTAGTCTTAAAATCCAGTTCTATTACTTGTTTACATGTTGGGCAAGAATCATTTGATTCATAAAACTTTAACTTTTTTCCGAAATCTGATATATTAGTTTCAATTTGTGTTTCAAATTGATGTAGTTTTTTTATTTTAGATTCTATTGTAGATTTATCTGTTATCAATTGGTGCAACTGTACCACTTCCAAACTCAATGTATTTACTGTAGATTGTACATTTTCTATTATCACAACAACATTTGAAATTTCATTTTCTTTTACTGTAATTTGTTCTTCATTATTTTGTTTTAACTTTTGTATGTGTTCTTTCTGGATATCATATTTCGTAGAGAGTATATCATTCTTACTCTTATTACGAATAATTGAATCTTTATTTACAGATAATCTATCTTTAACTACTCCATTCATTACGGAAAATATTTGAATATCTAGTAAATCTTCAATAATCGCTCTTCTATCGGAAGAAGATAATTGCATAAATGGAACAAAAGATGCAGACCCTAATATAACAATTTGTGTGAACGACTTGTAATTTAATTTTAAAATAAATTTTTCTAAATGCTCTTGATAATCTCTGGACGCAGCATCTTGATTTAACAATTCACCATCAATATAAATTTCAAAAACATTAGGCTTTATGCCACGAATGATTTTATATTTTTTATTACCAATGTCAAAACCACATTCAACCAAACAATCTTTTTGATTGATAGAATTGCATAACTGTGGCTTATTGATTCCACGAAAGGGTTTACCAAATAGCACAAAACACAATGCATCAAGTAAGGTAGATTTACCTGAACCATTAGTACCAACAACTAATGTGTTGGTAGAATTATCTAATGCAATTTCAGTAAAATAATTACCGGTACTTAGAAAATTACGAAACTTTATATACTTAAAAAATATCATTCAATTATTTCAACATTCAAAGACTCAACATATAACTCACGCATAAGTTTTTTAAGTTTATCTGAATCAACATCAACACTTAACCCATCAATAAATTTGGAAAGAATAGAAATGGTATCTTCAGATTGATTCACCATTTCTTCGGCATCTTCAATAGAGGTATCAGAAAAATCTTCTACCACAGCAACATCAGCAGCACCAGCGTTATTCAATTGTTCCAAAACATAATCAAATAAGTATGCATTTGTTTTATTAATTACAACAATTTTAATAAAAGAATTTTGGTGTTGTGTAAAATCATATTTTTTCCAATGTTCAAAAGACTCGGTAGAATCATCATAGTTAATTTTATAAAATATTTTATGAGGATTTGGAATAAAAGTTAGTTCTCTAGTTTCGGTATCAAAAACATGAAATCCTCTTTGGTCATTAAAGTCTGCCCAAGAAATTTCATATTGGTTGCCAAGATAATGAATTGTGCCATCAGAAGATTTATGATGAAAATGACCGGATAAAACCATATCAAATCTATCAAATATTTTTTTGTTCAATCCATTGTGACAAATGCTGCCTCGGTCCATTTCAAAACCAGAAATTTCAAAATGACCAAATACTAATTCAGATGTAGTTTTATCTAAGAACTGTAATGTACTTTCATGATTTGAGGAATTAATCCATGGAACAAGGGCGATTTGCAATTCATCATAAATTCTTTCAACTGGCTCAATAAAGACATTAACATTATTATATTTGTTAAACAACTCATGCATTGCATTAATTTCATTGGTATTCTTATAGGTAACATCGTGGTTACCTACAATTATATCCATCTGAATGTTTTCACGCTCTAATACATCAAAGAATCTTTTTCGCCATTGATTTAATATAATGTAATTAATATATTTTCTGCGGTCTACAACATCACCTAAATGTATAATCTGTTTAATGTTATGTTCTTTTAAGTACGGAAAGAAAGTTCCTTCCCAAAACTTAAAAAAGAATTCATTGAACAATAAACTATCACCTCTTGCACCAGCATGTGTATCATTAATTAAACAAATTTTCATAGTGTGTTTTTGCTAGAAATTCTCTTTCTCAATTCAGTGGTAGAAAAACTATGTTTTCTGTCATTGTAAAAAATTCTAATTCCTCGCTGTTCACAAATTTCTTTTCCTGTGAAATTCTTATCACGATATTCTTCTCCAATAATCCGAATTGTAATTGGTAAAAACATTAATAAATCTTCCAAATCTTTTTCATTTTGATAGACGATAATTTCATCCACAAATTTCACTGCTGATAATTGCACATATCTTTCAACTATAGACTGCACTGGTTTATTTTTGTTTTCTGGTCTATCAATAGATGGGTCCAACTGTAATCCTACAATTAGGTATTCACATACCGATTTGGCTTCTGCTAACATCAAAATATGTCCAGCATGTAATAAATCAAAAGTTGAGCAGGTAAAACCAACAGGTTTACCTAATATGTTTTCAGGTAGCACTAGCATCATTATACTCCGTTTTTTGGGTGTTGTCAAGCGATTCGTTAAGAATTTCTGGTAAACTATCTTCTAAAAATTTATCAAGAACTTTTAGTTTTGTTATTTTTTTCTCATTTCTTTTTGCCTCATATGTTTGGATGAATTCGGATAGATTGTCATACAGTGCAAATTGTTTCATATTACCTTCTACGTCTTCATAATACTCACCGTCATGGAGTATACTAGACTGTTCAGTTGCTTTATATTTTACATACATCTGTTTCTTCTCTTTCTGTATTCTACGCAAAAAAGCAAAGTAAATAATTTGGGTAAAATAAGCAAATGGATTAGAAGATTTTATTGGATCAAAATTTCTAAAATACATAATACAATTTTCAATTCCATCTCCTACCATTTCTTCCCTAAATGAGTAGAGTACAAAATTAGGTTTTCGTGAGAGATGGTTAGCAATTTTAAGAAAACACTCACCAATATAATTTGGTATAAGAGGTTCAGTCGTATTTTCCATCTCTGCTTTTTTGCATACCAATTTATACTCTATTAGAGCATTTAGAAAATCGGTATTATTAACATAGTGTTTTGGTTTCATTCAATATTTCCTAAAAAAAGACTTGACAAGATTTTTTGTTCATAGTATAATGCCTTGTGGGTTCGTTAAGTATCAATGTAATGTTACTTTAGATGTACCTTCTAGAAGCTTATGTATTTCTACATCCTCTTCTATAGAGTCTTCTTCATCCAAATCATCATCTTCTTGATGATTATTGTCCAGTAAAGATTCATCTATAGAGTCTTCATTCATTCGTATATTTTCTGTGATATTATTCACAGCATTAAGGTAATATTCTATAAGTGATTTCCTAGGTTCCATTATAGTTAAAATTTGACTATTATTTATTCTTGTAGATGTATTACATATTAGTTCAATTGGTAACCATGGTGCCATCATAACAACAGACCGAGTAGAGCCTAACCTCTTAAAGAAGAGAGTCATTGGATTATTGACTATTAAGCCTTCATCAGACTCATCTACATGGTAAGAAGATATAATATCCTCTCCATCATTTAATCTTATAATTTTAATTTCTTCTTGCATTTGTTATATCTCCTATTGTGAGCAACATCATTATAACACACTTTCAGAAAAAAGTAAAGCTTTTTTTATATTTTTAAATCTATATTATATAATTTATATACAAAGTTTTCCGAGTCATATATTTTTAAACGCTCAACTAAATGTTTGAGAGTAAAATTAGTATGTTTTCCTACTCTGAAATCATCAGATATATCAAATAAGATACATTGAGTTTTATTTTCACCTATTCGTAAACCACGACCTATTGATTGTAAATTTCTTATTCGTGATTTTGAGGGTGAAGCAAAGACTACATTATGTAGATTTCTTATATTTATCCCGGTAGCAAAAGTTCCATATGAAGCAACTATAATTGCATCTGTTTCTTTTTCTGTAATCGCACGAATAGATTCTCTAGTTTCAACATCAGTGGCACCATACACAAAGAAAACTTTGCGATTATTTTTTTCAGAATCAATAATTTTATATAATTCTTTACCTTGCTTTTGTACCAATTGAAAAAGTATTAGAGAATTTCCTTTTAGTGACAATGCTAGATTTTTAATAAAAGTATTTCTTTGCGTATTTTGAACTATGTAATCAATTTCTGCTTGATAGTCCCAAGACTTGGATAATTTGCAAATAACTTCTGGATATTTTAATACTAAACATTTGATTTTAAAATCTGTCAATTGTTTATTATCAATCAACTCTTTGGTTGTTGTTACTTTGAATACAGGACCAAATAATCCTTCTAATACTAATTTATGAGTTTGAGTGCCATCCAGGGTACCTGTACAACCAATACGAAATTCAGTATTAGTTAAACCTGTCATAATAGTGCCTAATGATTTTGCCTTGAATTGATGCGCCTCATCTCCAAAAACAAAATCAAATTGTTCAAAATATTCTTTATCTCTAGTGTATACTGATTGCCATGTACTGATAGTTAAAAATTTATCTGTAGTTTTATCTTTACCTGCATATTGCTGATGGCAGTATTGTTCCGAATCATAACCATAAGATTGAAAATCAGAATACATCTGTTGCACCAATGATGTAGTTGGAACAATCAATAGTCCTTTTTTGCTAGTCTCGCTTTGAATTTTACGCAGAATCAAATAGATTATTAAAGATTTTCCTGATGCTGTTGGCGATAGTAGAAGTGTTCGCTTATTCCGTATCGCATGAACAAATGCCTCTAATTGATAATCTCTTGGCACTAATGGCAAATTTAATGTTTCTACAAATTCTAGGGATTCTTTAATAGAGAAATTATTAGTGAGGTTAACATCAGGTTCAAAAAATATATTATAATTTCTGGTTTCACAAAATGCTTTTATATATGGAATTAATCCATAATACAAAAAATTAGTTCGTAAATCCATCAACCTAATTTTTCCGTCCCACAACCTATTTTTATATGAGGGTACAAATTGGTACCCCGGAACATAAAAAGTAAAATGATCCGAAAGTTCTTGTGCAATACTTTTTTCGCAATCTATTTTTATATAAGCTTCGTTCACCTTACTAATAATTATATTGTCCATTAGATACCTTGAATAAATTTTTCCCAATCTACAAATGTTTTTAATTGAAAAGTTCTACTATGCAACTCTTTCATTATCAATTCGCAACAACTAACAACTTCTTCATAAATCATTTTACTTGCTATAAGTTTATTAAGGTCATCATCTGATTCCATAAAAATAGATATTTCTGATTTGATGGTAAATGGAAATGCATTCCAACCATATTTTTTTAAATCATCATCACCCATTTTACCTGTGTAATATTCCCATTTAATCTTTTTCATTTTGGAATATTTGAATTCAGATTCTTTACATAGCAACTTATTTCTTGATAGAATATTCAAATACTTACTGTGAAGTTTTGGAATATCAATTAGTGCTTTTCCAGGCTCTGTTCTGTCTATTTTAGAGTCTGTAGCCCATTCACTTAATAAATCATCAATTTTAGTCATATTAAATCCTCCTACATGGAGTATACATCATTTAGAATAATTTGTCAATATGATAGTAGGTAAATCTGAATGTTGCATCGGATGTTAAAATACTATCCGGTGAATCTTGTGTTGCTAGTATAAATGATGCTAATGATGTGGGAAATACATCAACAAATTTAAACCTATACAGAGGAGTATATGCAGACGAATATACTGTAAGTGTTGCATCAGAAAATTGTGGTGTTTTTGGATTACCAATATTTCTTGCGAGTCTTGGTAATTCTTGATATTGTTCATAACTTTCTGGAAAAGTCATAGCACGAATCCAGTTATGAATTTCAATCCAAGATTGCATCTCTTCATCAATAGCAAAAGTTACATTAAGCATATCATAGATTGCTTTTTCACCAGGAGAATATTTTTCAACGAATGGTGTAGCCACTGGTATTTCGCCCATAGAAATACCAGGCACTGTTACTGCTTGACAAAAATATTGAATATTTGGTACCCGAGAAAAAGTTAATTGAAACTTATTTGGGTGTAAAAAATTCTGATTTGACGGTGTTATTATTGCTGTATTTGCCATATGAATATTTATACACAAAAAAAAGAGGAGCCCGTGAGAACTCCTCTTTTAAAATCCCTCTCTTTAAGGAGGGTTAAGCTTACATGATATTAGAGATTTTGAATGCTCTGTAGTACATGCTTGCAGCTGGATTCAATGCGCCAGCACCTTGTGCGGTACCTTCTGCGAATGGATTAGCAACAATGCCATAACGTGTTTTGAAACCAATTTTTGGTGCAAAAGTAGTAGTATCAACTGCACGAACCATTTGTAATGGAACGTATGGGCAATAGAACAAACCTGCATCATATGCGTTTGTACCTTTGTACCCTAGTACAGCGAATTCTGACGAACTAGCAACTGCAAAATAAGGATCAACATACACTTTAATTCTACCGAACAATGTACCAGCAAAAGTATTACCTGTATCATCTACAGTTAAGTTAACTGCTGCTGCCATGCCAGAACTGTAATCTAAAATGCCTGCCATTGCAAGAGCAGAAGCCACATCAGAAGAACAGATTAGCACATTACCTTTACCGCGCCGTGTCAATTTAGCGATGGCATTTGCTTCACGTTCAATTTGGAAAGCAAGACCTTTAACTTTTTCAACCATCCAACGACCATTGGAATCTGTATCAAGGTCAAAAGTACCAACTGTTGTTGTGCCAACTTTGCAACCAACTTTAGCAACAGTGTAAATTGTGCGTAAAATTTCACGATTAATTTCAGCAAGAATTTCTGTAGAAAGAATATTACTTAATTCAGTTTCTGCATCTAATCCGTGAACTGCTTTCAAGTCTTGTGCAAGTTCCATTGTGTATTCTGCTTTTAACTGACGAGTTTTAGCAGTAACAGTAACTTTCTCAATTGAGAAACCCATTTCTTGGAATGCGTCACCTTCACCAGAAGCTGTTACAAGTCCTGTAGATGTGTTAGCATCAAAAACGCCATATAGACGATCGGATGTACTTGCTTTTAATCCAAATGTTTGTTGGTTAAGAGCAGCACCAGCAGCAGAAAAGTTTGTATTAGCTTCGTTGTAGAAGGCTTCTGTACCTGTTGAAGGCACACGGTCAGTACCATACATTGAACGCATTGCAAAAATCATGCCTGTAGGTCCAGTCATTGGCTGAACACCGCAAACATCATATGCAATAAGATTAGGTAAAGAACGGCGAACCAAACTGATAAGAATTGGGTCAAAACCGGCAACAGGGCCTGTGGCAGTAGCACCACCGCCAAAACCACCTGTGCCTGCAGCATTAGTTGCTACTTCATTGATTCCAGCTTCTTTCAACATAGCTGTTTGTTGATTTTCCAACACCAATGCAGTAACTGCACGACGGTATGGATCAGTAATTTTTGGAAGGTCACTGTGTTCTAGAACAGGTGCCCATTTTTTTTGTAGGTCTTCGGAAAGATACATTTAGAGTCTCCTTGGTTTAATTAAAATCTGTTTGTTTTTGAAATTGACTGAACAATGGAATTAATGAATGGGTCATTAGACTGTTTAATTTCTTCTTGTCCATTGTCAATTACTTGTTCGTGAAGTAGGGCTTCGTCTGCCTTTTTTACTCCAGATGGGAAATAATTTTCGCGGATAGTTACAAGTTTTTCTTGGTATTCTTCCTCTGTAGAAAAATCCACACTCTCTGCGAGTGTTTTAATTTTTTCAACTTGTGTATCTGTTAAACCTTCACACACATCTCGGGTAACTTCATTTTTATAGGCTTCAGTAAGAGCTTTACGATATTCTACTGAGCGTTCTACTTCTTCGTTGAGTTTATCTTCAAGTTCATCAACTTTACTAGACAACTCATCAACTAAATCTACTTTATCTGTAGGAACATCAATATAGTGTTCTGCAAATAAATTACGGAGTCCAGAAATAAAATCTTCAGTTAATTCGGAACGAATTCCTTTTTCTATTGCGATTTCATTATCGGACATCCATTGCTCAACCACATAAGAAATGTAATCATTTACTTTTTCGGTTAAGTCTTCTTTAACTGTTTCCACGGCTTCTTCTAGCATGGACGCATATTGTTCTTCAATGTTTTCTTCAATTTGTTTAACACGGTCATAGACACGAGCTTCAAAAATTGTAGTAACTTTTTGTTTAAATTCTTCAGAAATTGTATCATCATCTGAGAATAAAGAATTAATATCTTCAGATAAATCTAATTCATATTCTTCTTCTTCAACTTCTTCTTTTTTAGTTGAATGAGTTGTAGGAGCGGTTGCGCTTTTTGTTGACGGCGTAATTTTGTGAGAATCATCATCCGGTTTAGCATTTTCTGGTGTTGGACCGCCGGCATCATGTATTTCTGCAGGTAGCTTTTCTGGAGGCATAGCATTTTTACCCTTGCCTGATGCAAGAATTTCAGCAGCCGCCTCTAAAAGTTTATTTGTAGCCATTAGGAATCTCCTTTTGTGTATATTTATTTATAAAAATTAAAGTTTTGATAGAAAATTTTCAAAGAGCCGTGCGGCTACTTTTTCAACTTCTTTTCTTGGGGCTTTCTGAATCTCTCGTTTCGTTCTATCAATATCAATTTCTACAAAACGACCTTCAACGAATAACCATTCTTTGTTTTCCATGATACCATTTATAAAAGCACCTGGTGCAGATGGGTCCGCAACAATGTCCGCCGCAGTTGCTAAACGAAAATCTTCGCCTACAATGTTAATTCCATCTTCTCCTGGAATTAAAGAACCCATACCTCTAGAAGAAACACCAAGACTGACACCAGAATCAATGAAGTTTTTTACAATGTTGCCATATGGAGTTTCTAAAATTTGCGCTTTTCCTATGAATACATTTCCGTTTTCTTTTAATGAAATTATTTTATGTGATACTCTCTCAAGATTAATTGATGGAGTATCTGGATGACCTAACTCACCTAATGCCCGATTGGTTGTTATGTATTCATTTGTGTAACGATTAACTTCTTCTCGTAGAGTATTCATTTTATATACTCTACGATTTTTATTGGCTTGTTCGCCAACAAGAAATACACCTTCAATGAAAAGATTTTTCTTTCCACTTTCGGTTTTTTCAAATAAGTATTTGACGTTTTCTATAGTTTCTGTAATCAGTTTCATTTTATGTTCTGTCCAAATCTGTTGAATAAGTTGTATTTTTAGACACCTCTAATATAACAGTACCGCTAGTATTAATAGTAACTGTAACATTACCTGTATTAGTATTGGCTAAAGTAGTACCTAATTCATCAAAATTTATTTGCCCACTATTAAATAATGTGGCTAAAGTTATTAAGGTATTACTTGCGTCATGTCTACCAACGACTATGCTACCGCCGGTTGACCAAGCGATGCGTTTGATATTAGCAGACACTACAGTTTCTAATGCAGTGTTTGTAGATAATTGACTTATATTAACATTTACGGTTGAAGCACCTTCTACCCTAATAATACTAGGGCTTCTTAATTGGTTTGTTATTTCAAATGCCATTTTATTTTATTCCTATTGAGGTTCGGCGCCGCATAGACATTTTTCTTCTTAGTAATGTTCTAGTTAACTTTGCTCTTCCTTTTGTGTTCCAATACTTTTTTAATTTCCTAGATTTCTTTATTCTTGATATTGCAGATATACGCTTAACTGTATTTCCAGAAATTCTAAAACCTTTTATTGCAGACTTTCTTATATTTCTTTGAAGTACAATTCTTCCTTGTTTATTTCTTCTTATTCTTCTTCTTACTTTAGAAATTCTTCCTATAGTTTGAACATTAGCCTCATCTACAACTTCAACTTCTTCATATATATCTGCTGCTACAGTGCGTTTTATTTCCTCTAATTTCTTAGAAGAAATTTCATTCAATTGAGCATAAATTATTTCTTTTGCTTCATTATATTTATGCTCAATTAATAAATTAATAAAATTCATTTTGCTTTACTGAATGCAAAATCTGATGCTTTAGAAAAATGACCAGGTGATTTATGAACCATATCTGCAAATTTCTTTTTGTTTAATGGATTAAGTGCTTTATGTACTTGTGTTATTGCAGATGCTGTATATTGGTCAACTTTACGAGTTTCGCCAGTAGCGAACTTAACTTTCTGAGCAGATTTACCATCTACAATTTTATGTAAAGTGTCCATTACATTTTCTACTATGTCTTGTTCGTTAACTACTTCCTCTGATTGTATATCTCCAGCACCAGTTGTCTTAAATGGTATTGCAAAATCTCTATCTAATTTTTGATTATGATATGTTGCAACTTTAAGATTACCTGGATATAATCTTACCGCAGTTCTTTTCAGTAATAAAATAAAAGGTGGCTCTTTATGTACATCTTCACTAATAATTTCTGGCTCTTCTATTTCTTCCGAAACTGCTTTACGAGTTTGTCTAAAAATTTGTGAATTATTTGTAATTAAATCCACCATTTTATTAAAAATGTTTTGAATGATTGCTCGGTCTGCTACTGAAAAATTAGGTTTTTCTTCCGACATTTTTCCTAATATGGTATGCAATCTTTGAATTTGCGCCTTATTACCTAATCCAGCACGAATAAGTGCATCAAATTTAGAGAAATCTTGTTTCTCTTCTAGTTCAATTAAATTTTTAAACTCAGATAATAATTTCATTTTGTTACTGTTGTATTAGGCTCTGGGTCGGTTACTTTTTTCTTAGGAACTATTGGTGTTGGTATTTTCTTTATTTTATTATACACATTAGGGTCATCACTATCCATCATTTTTTTACCTTGTTCAGGCGTTACTTCATTAGCTTCTTCTTGCATTTCAGGTTCTGGTTGATTTCCGCCAAAAAGTGTAGAAGCAATTTCTTGTTTTCTAGAATTTAATGCTTCAAATGCAGTAGACGAAATCAATTCTCCTAATGCGTCTTTAGCATCAGAACTTTCTCCTGCTCCTAGTAAATCTATAAATTGTCTTGAGTCCATGTTATTCCTTTTATTATCTATTTATTAATTTTCTACTAAACTTTTGTACAACATTATCTAAATCTGGTGTTTCGGATTCTGTTGTGTCTTTTTCTGTCACATTATCTTCTGGTGGAAATTCTTCCGGAGTAGCTTGTTCTTGACCCACTGGGTTTCCGTCAGGACCAACTTGAACTGGCGCAGGCTCTGAATCTATTTGTTTTTTCATTTCTTCTAATTCATCGTCAGTCAAATGTAAAACATTTTTATTTACCCATTCTTGTGAGTAATATCTGCCAACGTATGGATCTATTAGTGTTAATGTTTGCAATCTTTGAGTTAGTAATTCTGCATCTCGTAATTCTGTAAAATTATTATCTTTTATGTAATCATAAAATATTTCTTCTTTAAAAGTTTCCCATTCTTCTTGAGAACATATACCTTTTAAAGACAGTTGTACTTTTAGTGCATGGTCAAAAATTTGAGAGAATTTATTACGCAACTTTACAATAAATTTATTAAATTTTAATTCATCTCGTGTAACTTCGGTTGTTCTTCCTAATCCAACTAATCCACCGCCTTGAGGTTCAAGTCTAGAGTATGGCACATTTAATGATTGTAATAATTTCTTTTGAAAGTATTGTACATCTTCCATTTGACCAAGATTTTGACCGGCTGGTAGTGTTGTTATCTCTGTGCCTTTACCGCCTTCTCTACGAGGTAACCAAAAATCTTCAAGCATTGACATGTGTTTTCTGTCATCACGCAATTCACCAGTTTGAGCATCATACACAACTTTATTTTTATACTTAATCATAACATCACGTAGATATTGTTCTGCTTTACCTTTAGGTAAATTGCCAACATCTATATAAAACACTCTGCGTTCTGGTGCTCTTGACACTCGGTAGATAACAATTGCATCTTCAATCATACGCAATTGATTTAAAGGTTTTATTGCTTTATGTAAGTATGAAATGATAAAAGTATTTTTTGCATCCATCATACCAGAAGTCACATTTATAATGGAATCAGGAGCAATTTTTAAACCGGAATTTACAGACCCAGCCGAACCAGCTGAATAGTTATTTGTAGAACTAATTTTATCATTATAAACATAATACTCTGCTAACGATTTAATAATATCAGCATTTGTTTTGATATCTTTACCTTTTTGTATCTCACGAACTTTTCTAATTTTTCGTGGGTCAATGTATCTTAATTCTTGTATACCTTCTTTAGGATTTTTTTCATTTACAATTATATGAAAGTAAATTCTTCCGTCAACATACCAGCGTCTAAAAATATCATCTGATAAATTAGAAAAATTTAACATACCTAATATGTTTTTAAATTCATCTCTTATTTTTTTCTTAATACTTTCTGGTTGTTTTAAGTCATCCATCTTAATGTCAACAACTTTACCTTTATCATCATGGCTAATTGCTTCATCAACGATTTCAGTGATTGCCATATCACACTCTGGATGATTTGCCATTTCACGATAGCGTGTAATTAATTCCAATTCATTACGAACGGAACCTTCTAAATCTACATAGGTACCGTAATGAGAATTTTGTGTAATTGTAACTGCGCCGTCATCCAACGTGTCTGTTGGAAGCGCAAAAGAAGATTGTTCAGGTGCTTGTTTCTGAACAATATCTTTTTCACCTAATGTGAAACCGAATAGCTTGATTGCCAAGGTTATTTCCTTTACATTATAAAAAAGAGGGAAACGTGAGTTCCCCTCCTACTTAGACTACTGCATCCTCTACTGATTCCCACCATTGATAGGTAAGGTTAACAGTAAAATCTTCAATTGCATCATTAGAACCCCAATCAACATCAATTGCTGAGAGGTCTGTTGGGAATAATCCAATAAATTTGTATTTCTTCAGAACAGAACCTGATTTTCCATATTGACGAACTTCACCATCTACACTGTATCCTAATTGTGTTGCCGCAATTGGGTTACGAATATTTAGATTGTGACTATTGATACCATTCATCCAACGCTCAAATGCATTTCTGATAAGGAAATCTTCATCATTAATGATGGTGATACTCCAATCTTGAAATGACCTATTTCCAGCAAATTTTAATTCTCGTCCGAAATATTGGATTGGAATTGTTCCTAATGATGAACCTGGCAATTGAGCAGTTTTACATAAAAAACTCAATTTAGTTTGTGCATTTCCGGGCAAAGAGAATGCGGGAAAAGGAAGCGTGACTTCAAATAAATTTGGTCTTGCTCCATCTCCCTGCATCTGAGAGCGGAATTCGTTAATGTTAAATGCCATTTATTTTTCTCCTATCTCTCTATATTTATTAAAATTTTCCAACAATTTCTTCAAATGCTACGCCAGTTCTTACTGCAACGAAATTCAGTTGAATGTAATTGATAGACCGTGCCGGTTTAATGTATATGTCACCAACAAATTGATTCTTGTCAATAATTTCTCCTGTGTTATTTGTTGTATCACATACAACACGGAAATCATATATTCCTCTGCGACCCTGCACATCTCGCAAAAATGGTTCTACAAGATTAATGAAAGATGCTCTTGTAAATTCATCATTGAATTCAAACAAAGAAGACCTTGCTGCTTTAGCAATAGATTTTTCTAATACGATGAACAATCTTCTAACATTTATTCTATCAAATGCACTTGGTTTATTCAATAGTGTTTTATCACCATATAGAATAGTGCCTTCACCAGGAAAAGTAACAACAGGATTAACGCCTAGTTTATATAAAGTATCCCGTTCAGCTTTTGTTGGATTCCACGCAAGTTTAACAACATTTTTAATTACACCTCTATTTAATCCAGCAGGTGAAAACCATGGGTCTCTTTCATTGTCTGTTCTAGCGCATAGTCCAGCAATATCACCGTTTAGAGGTACCCAACGATAAACATCATTATACTTATCAAATTGATATTTCCAACCTGTATCCATAACTGCAAAACTAGATTTAGTGTATGTTCCTGCTGTTGTTGTTATGTTTGTGACTTCTGCTCCAGCGCCAGCATATACAACATCACTCTTTGGCGGAGAAACAAAAACTACACAATCTTTACGACTTTCAGCTAAAGCAATTAAATAATTAGGAATTGTTGTTCCAGTAGTAGGTCCAGCCATTATTAATGAAACATCTACAGCATCTGGATTAGCAAATTTATCTGAGGAAGTGTTAATATTACCTGCTGTAGGTGTTACGTCTATTCCACCCGATAATGTTGCAGTGGTGTTTGCCGTCATATTTGCATAATTGACTGTAGCAGCAGAAGATGTTCCCCAATTGGCTGCAAGATGCCCACCCCACCATAAATATTTTGACCGAGAATTTATTACATCTACATAGTAATTAGAAGAACCGTCTGGATTTTTAGCATCAGATGCTTTAGAAACGAATGCAAATTTTTCTAGAATTGTTCCAGCTGTGCCTGATAGTTTACCTGTAACATCTAAAACTATAATATGCATTTCATCATTAGCAGAACTTGTACGTGAAGCAAAAGTTGAAGTTGCTGGTATAGAATCAAACTCTCCAGAGTAAGTCCAAGCTGAATATAAAGTAGTATTTGATAGGGAATCGGCCATAGAAACTTTGATAGAATTTCCTAAAGCTCCAGCCCATTTTGCATGAAAACTTGTTGTAGTATTTGATGAATGATTTTGTTCATAATCAGTATTGTTTTCAATTAATACTGTGTTTGCTGAACTATTTGCAGTAGCATTTTTAGCGTTAGCGCCAACAGAACGAACAACTCTTAAATCCGAACCATAAGAAAGAAAGTTAGCTGCGGTAAAAAAAGTCTGAGCAGTATTTGCATCAGGTTTACCAAATCTTTCTGCAAGTTGTACTTCATTGTTAATGATAGTGATTTCGTTAGCCGGTCCCCATAAAAATTCGCCGGTTAAACCTCCTATTGTAGTTGCAACAGAAGGAACCACTGTTGTCAAGTCAATTTCAGAGACATTAACACCTGGTGATAATTGGAAAGCCATTTTGTGTTCTCCTTTTTATTATTATAGAACTAAATTGTATTATCTATTTATGATTTTATAAAGTTGACGAAAAATACCCTCTGTTCTTAGTTAAAGTCCAGAGGTCTTCGCCATCAAAGTGTTTTTGTTCTTCCAGCCCGTCATTCAAAATACCCATAGGCAACATTTCTTCATCCATTTGAATGTTTCTTTCGTCCAACAATTTCTGTCTAACATCGGAATTTGTGATTTCTTTAAAATAACTTTGTGCTGTTAGCCATGAAAAAAGTACCAAAGTCATTACAATATCATCATTATTGCCTTCTTCTGCGGCATAAGAATCTTTATTCCTCACGAATGTATTTAGTTCGGCGATAGTGTCAAAATCTGGAGTAGAAAGCTTATCGCTCTCAATCAATGTCTTTAAATTAGCGCAACCAATCTTTTTTACTGTTTTGGAAGTTTTAACCCCATAAGCTGCGCCTTTTTTAAACCCACTTGAAATGTGTTGTCCTTTTATCTCATGGCTTTCAATTCTAAATATATTTTCATATTCCAAATCAAAATGTAAAATGTCAACAACTTGCTGACCAATATTATTAGTCTCTACTAGTATATAAGCGCGGTTATATTTATTGGCAATATTATAAACCATTGTAGGAAAGATAAGAGGAGATATCTTATTATCCCGGTACTTAGCAACATGTCTATAAGGTATCTCTGTTACATCAACTATTGAAACCACCGAATAATCTCTCGCAACTCCTTCGGCCGAATCTACAATAGCGATATAAGTATGCCCAGATTTTGGTTCTTCGTATATATCAATACCTTCTTTTGACGATAGTGGCTTACTAAAAACAAGAGATTTTAATTTAGAACCCGGTATCAATGTAGCCGAAGAACCTAAAAATTCGCATTCAAATTCCTGCCTAAATTGCTCTTCGCTTGTGTTTCTAATCGTTTCTTCTTTCCATTTTTCATCACGCCCTGGCACCATAGACCAGTGTACCTCAAAAGGTATGTAAGTAGACCTTTGCTCAACCGCATCTATCCACATCTTGTAAAATTGATTTAATCCATGAGGAGTTGATACTATAATAACCTTTGTGCTTTTACCAGAAGAGATTACCGGATAGGTGGACGTAAAAAATTCTTGTGCCATATTGTGCGGAACGAAAGCAAATTCATCAAGAAAAACTAAATTATAAGTACCTCCACGGACACCACTTGCGCTTGTAGCATATGCTGATATCATGGAACCATTTTCAAGAATAATGTTTCCTTTGTTCCATTCAATAATACCTTGTTGTAACCAAATAGGTAAATATTCGTAAGCATACTTTATTCTTCCTAAAATCTCTCTTGCCAAATCACCTTTATTCGCTAAGATGGCTATCTTATAATCATCTGAAAATAATATACACCAAAGCATATAACTTGCTGATGTAGTAGTTTTTCCAATCTGCCGAGGCATTTTACATATTGAGAACCGATTACTATGAAATCCACGAATCATTTCTTCTTGAAATGGCCACATATCAAATGAAATCAAACCTCTGTCTACATTGACAATCTTTACATAGTTTTTAATAAAATGTACTGGGTCTTTAATGCACTTTGTAATTTCAATTAATTGTTCCTGGGAATATTCTATTTCTATGCCAGGTTTTTTTAGTTTTGAATTACCTAAATAACCATCTATCATGATTTAAGAATGCTTCTTAACATCCAAGAATGTTTTTGGTGTGCGCCTAACAACTCTTGTAGAAAATTTCCAATTGCAGGCTCGTCTGCATCGTCTGCTAATTCAATGCCAGCCCTCAATTCTATGATGTATTTTTCATTATCCTCTTTTAATTCTTCAAACATCTTATTGGGGGTTGGTATTAAGTATTGGTCTTTAACAGTAGATAGCTCTTGAAATCTAGTAAACGAACCTGGTGCATATGCATCAAGATACCTAATGTGTTCTGCTATAGGATCATTTTGAAGGAATATTGCATTATACAGAACATCTAAAAATGTATGATATTGAGGAAAATTTGAACCTTCTATGTTCCAATGATAATTATGTGTCTTTAAATATAAAGCAAAGTTCGTAGCTAATATTACCTTTAATTGTTGAATGAGTTCTTCCATTTTACTGTACCTGTTTAATTTGATTAATTAATTCTCGTGTAGAGCCAACGAACACTGCCTTCTCTACATTCACAATAGTTGGTTCTTTAATTGGTGATAAATCTTTTTTTCTTTTTTGTAGTTCAATCAAATCTTTGTTTACCTCAGACATACTTTTGATAAGAGTTGCAACAACTTCATAAGCTCTAGGATGGTCTGTTGCTTTTGCTACTTGAATAATATGGTCTACAGCAACTTGTCCTTTTTCTGCTAATAATCTAATGTTATTTCTAGCAAATTCAAAATCAGAATCAACTTCAGATGGTATAATTTCAACTAAAGAAGACTCTCCTTCCTCTAATGGACGGACTCCGAAAATATTAGATAGATTTTCATTTAATTTTTTCATGTTAGAGAATTTGGAAATTCAGTAATTGTTTCTGTATATGAATAATTAGAAGATGCGTTTGCGGTGATTGGGTCTGGTACTGTTATTATTGCTACAGTCCTTAGTGGATTCATATCAACAGTGTCTATCGTATATCTAGCATTAGAATAATCTCCAACAATAACATCATTTTCTTCTAGTAACTCATTCATGTCAGAAACTACTAAAATTCCTAAACTATTATTAGCAAAATAAACAATAGTTCCGGTTTTCGTATTTGCGATATCTCTAAACCCTTCACCAGTAACTAAAACACCAGAACCGTTTGCATAATCTACATAAACTTTTTGTGATAGAGTGCTTCTGGTATCTGTAAATATGTTAGTGTTAGCTTGCTTAATTAATCCTGCAGTATTTACAGGAGGAAAAATATAAGCCTTAGCAGTGAATGTCAAGTTCCAGATAACAATTCTAGTGCTGGACATATCTCCTTCATACTCTATTTCTGGAGTTACACTATTGAGTATAACTGGCATATCATATTTTCGCCCCAAAGTTGAAATGTAATCTAATGTTACAGTAAAATCTGGCGTAAAATACGGCAATATTTGTTCTAAAATTTGTGTGCCATCTTCAGTATTTCGGACATAAATTGATAAATTAAAATCAAAATTATACGGAACTGGAGCATATTGAGAACTTGCTGCACCGGAAACAGTGTTGACAGAGAAGTTTTTATTTATTGTGTTAAATTTTCTTGAAGAATCGTAAGCTAGACCAACCAAATCAAAAGATATTCTTGGTACATAAGTGGCTATAGATTTTGTTAAATCTGGGTCTGATGTAAGTCTAGTAATAAATTTTTCTTTAGGGCTGTATGTAAGCGGCACACGAATTCTTTCATGCTCTACAGTTCCTGCTCTATTATAACGAACCAATAATATATCATTGAATATTGTACCAAACCCTACTACAACTTTTCGTATTGTTCTATTATAAAAATGAGAATTATTTAACATTTTTAAGCTTCTCCAAATGGATTATTTTCAGAGAAATCTAAAATAGAATCTGCTTCTGTTTCTACTCTAACATTATCAGCAAAATCTTCAAATATATTATTACCAACTTGAGAGTCATCATTATACCCAATAGTTTTTCTTAATGCACTACTTGTATTTCCACGTACATTAGCAGTAGTAAATGTTCCTTGAACTCTAATTACATCTATTGAACTGTGTGCGGTATATGAATACACTATTGCTTGTGCGTTTGCTGTGGCTAATGAAGTGCCTTGGTAAATAATTTCTCCAGGAACAAATGAACCGGTACCTGCTGGAAATACAACAGTATTTGCTAATGGTAATGAAACACGTTTATAACTATTAAATATTTGGTCATCAATTTCATCAATTCCGGTAGATATTATTTCTTCACTAAATACAAATTGTTTTAATTTCAATGCATAAACATATACATTACCAGCTCGCCCTCTACCAAGAGTATAGAACATTGCTTGGTCATTTTCATGTTCAATAAAAGAAATTTCAAAAAAGTTCTTTACTAAAGGAATATAAACTAAATCACCTTCTCTCGGGCGTGTTAAAGGCACTGTAGCCGAGAAACGTCTTCTGGCTAAAAGTAAAGTTAATTCATCTCTAATTTCTAGACCAAATTTAGAAATAAAATCACCTTCGCCATCCATACCTGTAACATTTTCAAGGTACATTTCTATAGCATGAGCAGTGCGATATTCTTTTATAGTGTCTTCACCATATAACATATCAACAGAATCTCTACTTGTTCTTGGAAGATAGAAAACATCCATACCATGTATTTGCATGGCTTCTATGACGAGGTCCTCTACTAGTAATTGCTCACTAGTTATTTGATGTTGAGGAAAATTGTTAAAATAGAAATTAGTAGGAATTTTAAACTCCGATTAACCTGTAAATATTTCACTAGGTAAACTATTAAAATTATACATTTCTTCTTCTATAGATTTAATTTCAGTGTCTGCTTCGTCCCAAATTTCTTTTCCATTTAGAGTTACGCCACCAGGCATCTGAATTCCTCCAAATTTTTTCAAATTTTCTCCCCACTGTTTTTTAATTAATGCTGTACCATATCTTTTAAGAAATCTATCATCCCATACATCAGAAATGCCGGTTTTAGTTGCGGTGTTGGATGTTACATTTGAAGATAACCCGGTTCCAATAATTTGTATATTTGTTGGAGAATTTATTTTACTAATTTGAACTTCTTCTCCGCTTGACAGAGTAATAAAATCATTCTCAATTACTTCTTGGTCAAATATTGTTGATGTTCCAACAATGATATTAGAAACTGTGTTGCCTGCTAATGTGCCAGTTAAAGTAACAGTGTCTGGTCGCATAGCACGATAACACTGAACCACTACATAATCTCCAACTAGTAAATCTCTAGACCAATCAATGTCTAAGAAAATTTTATTTTGTTTACGATTAAATCTGAACATCGGTGTTCCGGAGAACAATAAATTCAAAGTACGAATGTGTTGCATGGTAATCTCATATGAAACATATGACACGGATGTGAAGTCATATAAATCATGCAACCGCAATTGGTAACGCAAATCAAACATATTGATTGATGAAGAAGACTGGTCAAATGGTATGATACCGGTCACAAAAATAACTGCATCTGGGCAAGGAATATACCTGCGGTTAATGTCAGTTTGTGTGATTTTATGTTTCATATAAATTTCTTCGCAACCATCAAAATGATAGTCCTCAAAGAATTGTAGTGCATCATCTATGCGGTCTTCAACCTGGTCATCGTCTACATTGATTTGAATCACTGGATGACCTAATCTGCGTAAGCAGTAGTCTTTGAATGTTGCTCTAGTTGTGGGTTTAGCCATTTATAGTTTCCAATAGTTATTATCTATTTATATCTTTAATGGACCAGGTAATCTTGGCATATCATCTTTAATTGCAACTAACCAAGCGTCCGTGACACATACGCCTAGATTTTTCATCCATTCATTAGGAAAGTATGTCTCTCTACGATATTCTTGAAAACGGATATCTTTGTTATCTATAAAATTAGCCAAATATGCATCGGTATAATATAAAAAGCAATTTTCGTTCCAGTAACTAACATGTGTTGGGTCTTGAAATGCACCTCTTCCATCGGTACTTGGAACTTGAATGAACGCCCATCCTCCCGGTGCTAATACACGATGTATTTCTGCCATTATTTTCGTCTTATCGTGCAAGTGTTCTAGTATATGACTTGCGTTTAGTACACCTACCGTGTTATCTCTGAGAGGTATACCATCATTTAAGTCATGTATGACATCCGCATCTTTTCTTAAATCAATAGATAAATAATTTGGATAAGGATTCAAACCTCCACCAATATCCACACATAATAATTTTCTATCCTTAGCATCTTTCTCTGCCAATTTTTGTGCATACTGAGCATGTAGTTCTTTAGTCTTTTGTTGAATTTCTGGATTTCTTTTGTTTATAGAAGTATTGTTTCCTGTTATTCTGTAAACATAAAGTGGTTCAGGTATAAAAACCATTTTTGTAGTTAGGTAAGTTCTAATACACAATTCATGGTCTTCACAAACAAACATATCAGGATTATGTCCACCAATATTGACATAATGTTCTTTTCTCCATGACCTAACATGGTCTGGAGCAAACCAAATATAAGACATTGCATGGCTTGTTGGTTTGAAAGAATTCATTGCAATGAGTTCTTTGTCTTTCCACTCAAACGGCCTATGTGTCCAGCCGTATGAATTATTAAATGGAATAAAATTGTTCTCCATATGTAATGTTGCATTATCACTATAAACAAATCCAACATCATCATCTTGATATGCTTCGTTTAATTTCTTCAAACAATTAGAAGTAAGCATATCATCATGGTCTAGTTCTACTAAAACATCACCCTCACCCAAGAAAAATGATTCATGCTTAATTGCACCAATATTTGATGATTCAATATAAGTATGATATATTTTTACTTTTGGATGTTCTTTGATTATCTTTGGAACAAGTTGTGGTAAAAATTTATTGTTTATAGCTAATATCCATTCCCAATTGGCATGAGTTTGTTCACACAAACTTTCAAATGCTTCTAACAAGTAAGGAATGTTTCCTGGATCATGTGATGGAGTAATAATACTAAATTTCAAATTTTTCATAATTAATCAAAAAAGAATAAATGAGTTAGTCTACCATTATATTTGTTGTCGCCAAAATATGCACCTGCTGAATGAATACATTTTGCATCCATAATGACTAGTCTATTGTATATATTAGCAGCCGAATCGGTAACCTCAAATTTTGTAGAATCCAAGAAGCCACCAGTAAACGCATCATCTATATTGGGCTCACTTGAATGTCTTGTGCCATTAATCTTTGAGCGATGTAATCTAGTTCCACTTTCAATAGGAGCATTTGGCGTCAAGTATATCATAGCAGCCCAAGTTTGTAAATCATAATGATACACCTGAACATCATTTGCTGTAGTTATTTGAAAACAACCATTGATGCCTCCATCAAAATTGTTAATTTTTTTACCCATTATAGATTCAAATGATTCTTTAATTCCATTTGGGTGAAAGTGTGTAGTCGTTCTTAAACCTTTATAATATCTTATGTCTTCTTTGAATTCCATTGTGAGTGCATGTTGCCTAATAGAATCTGGATTCTCATAAAAATTATCCACAATAAACATTCTGTTTTGATAATTTTTGTTTATATTAAAATTTGTCATAATATTTTTTTGTACTGGTAAAAATTCAACTGGTTCTTGTTCGGCAACACAAATAGATTGAACATATGAAAAAGCCTCGGCGTGTAAATTTTTAATCCTATCACCGCCATCGTGATATAAAGTTGGATCAATGAAGTTAATATATTTTGGAAATGGATTTGTTCTTTCGGGTTGCATCATTATAGAGGTACAAATTAACATTTCTTTAAAATTTCCAAGATATTTATTCTTCTCAGCTAAAAGATATAAATGTTCATTTCTTTCTGGTGCAAATTGAGCAGCTAATTTATAACATTCAACACTAGATTCTTTTTGTCCTAAATACCAATTTGCATCTCCCATTAACAACAGAGACATGTAAGCGGTTTCGTCAATATGTTTTGATTTTTTTGTATTTGCAAAATCGTGAGTGAAATTTAAAAATTCTTGAAAATAATAAATTGTTCTTCTCGCATATTCTTTCTGTTGAGATTCGCCTAAAGGAAAAGCATTGCTAGAATATGCATCACTATAACTTTTTCCAATATACCAAAAATGATATGAATCTGTTAACATTGTATTTTCACGAATCATTTTTTCTTCAAGTATTAATGCATCACTAATAAACTTTGTTGGCACAGTCCAACTTTGACCTCCTCTGGTTCCAACCTGTCTAAAAGAAAGAGGCAAGTTGAATCTATTGTAGTTTTCGCCAATACCCTCTATATCACAGTAACTAGTTTCGTGGCACGGGTCGTGATTAAATCTCCAAGGCATTTGTGCATTCCACATCCATGCCCTGTAATATAATAATCCAGGCTGTACAGCTGGTATATGAAATGAATGTTGAGACTTATCATCAAGTAAAGACCAATCAAAATCAGCATCAACTTCTAAAGTTTCATCACAATCCATTTTTAAAATCCAGTCGCACCCATGGTCAATACTCTGGCACACTTGTATTAAGTGGTCTCTATTCCATCCAAAACCAACCCAACCTTCTTCTACTTGATAATAGTGGCCGGGTATATTTTTCTCTGTAAAAAAATCTTTAACTATTTTATCTGTTCCGTCTGTGGATCCATTATCTTGAACAACCCAAAAATCAATATATTTGTAGCAAGATTCAAGCATCTTTTTCGTCACTGATGCCTCATTCTTAAACATAGCAGTCATTACTATTTTACATTTTTTCATTCTTTTTTTAATAACTAAAACAATATCATCCGAACGATTTTTTATATGCCTATAATCATATGAAATACAATCATAATTACTATCAACTGATTTCATTAATGTATTTAAATTTTCTATATTTGCAATGTCCTCAATAATCATTACTCCATCTTCTTTGATTAGAGGCAAATAAAGTTTAATACAACTTAACTGACTATCTAAAGTGTGAGGACCATCTTCAGTAATAACATCAAATCCATCTGGATATTTTTCTTTTATCTGGTTTCTTGTTACATCATTGTAAGCATCTGCAATTAGATATTCCATCCTATTCTTATCAAGTTGTTCCCAATTATCTGGAGTGATTACATTTACTATATCCAACAAACACAAATTAAAATTAGGAAGTAAGTCGTTCCATAAAACCGCAGAACCGCCCCAAAATACTCCTATTTCCAGGAGAGATCCTTTTTTGTCTAAGTATTTGTTTAAATGTTTTCCATATATCTCAGAGTAGCTGTGCCCAGAGATTTTATCTGTGCCGCCACGAACTTCAAAACTATCAATTTTTTTAGATTTTAGTATCTCAACAATTTTATCTGTACATGTTTCTGTCATAATTTAATCCTATCTTGAATCAATTTTAGAACGCTCCCATTATTCTTCTGTTCTTCAGTTGTTGAAAATAATGCTCTATGTCGTTTGGATGCAGTTTTTGATGGTTCACATAGATAGTACATTGCAATACTCTTTCTATATACACCTTCTGGGCAAGTTATTGGTTGTGAAAAACCATGCCATGAATTATAAGTGGTATCAAAAATTAATGCACGATTGAATTTGTTTTCCACAATTTTTATCAATTCTTTTGGAGAATTATTCTCTGAGTTATGTGACCACAATTCAAGATTTCCTCCCCAAGATGTATTCCAGTTTGGTGTTAGGTAAAAAATTAAATTGAATCTACGCTCTAAACCTAGCTTAGGATGAATTGAATAGTCCAAATGTACATTCAGTTTACCTTGGGCGGGTTGAATATGCCAACCAGCGCCATGTAATCCATGGTCCGGTATAAGTTGTACACCAGTTAAATCCGACAAACTCTGAACAAATGTTGAAGAATTCAAATACTGAAAAAACTTATACGTTTCTTCTGGAAAATTGTACCAGTTGTTACATGATTTTTTGACTTCAATTTGATTGTTGTAAATAAACCAATTTGGGGAATCATAACTCATAAAGTCATTTGACAATTTATGAGCAATCTCATCATCAATAAAATTATCTATTATATGGTGTGGATAAGGTTCATTATAAATCATCCGATTCCCATTTCATTACGAATCTTAGTCGCTGAGATTGAATGAATCTCTTCAGTAAATACCTCTTGTTCTATCTTATAACCAACGTCACGCCCATATGTAATGTTGACAATATTTGGCACAATCTGAATTTCGTACTGCCCTTGATATACCGGATCCAAGTCTCTTTGAATATAATTTTTGACTTGCTCAATTGCAAATGGATTAGAACCTTGCCATCCCTGACAATCCCTAATCTGTATAACTACTTGCCCAGTCTTTTCAATTGCCCTATCAAACAATGCTCTATGACCAGGATGCCAAGGTTGCCAACGCCCCAGCATCTGCACAGTTTCTTTTTGCCAATCAAATCTTGGTCTGCGTATATTTTCAAGAATGTGATTTCCAATAAACTTAACCCATTTTTCTGCATTCTGTTCAGTAATTCTAAAATCATATAAGTCTGGTGAAACGAAAGCCTTATTCGTGTCCTCATATCTACCAGCATCAATTGTGTCCATCCAAATTGTCCAATCTGCTTTAAAATTGTGACGCATTTCTGGCAGCGGTGCAACAAAATCACATATGACAAAATCACTGGAACATTTCATAGCAAATTCAAACATTCGTATGCTTTGACGAATACGGCCTTCTTTACTAAAATCCCAGTCGTTAAATCTCTTACGCACTTCATCTGCATTAAACCAATCAACAGAAACTTTTGATGGTGTTTGGCCAAGTCCACTTTCCAGATTCATCATCTTATATGGATTTACTTTAAAAATATCACCATTATACTCAAGATATGTTTTGAGTTTTTCTGCGAGGTAAGTTTTACCTGAACCAGGTAATCCCATAATTAGAATTTTTTTCATAATATAAATTAAATTTTTTATTCAGTATTGTCGGCTGCTGGCCAGATATTCTCAGCAAGTTTTGCTTCGCCTGTGGCAATTGCTGCAATAAGGTCGGCAATGTCTTCACCTGAATTAACAATCTCAGTATCTGCAACAACCAATTTTAGATGTTCAACATTTCGGCCGATGTTGCCTTTATGGTTTTCATTTGGTAATGCACCAGCAGTTAGTTTTTCAATTTCATCTGTGATGACCCAAACGCTGTCTCTAGCTGATTTAATGGTGCCTTGAATTTGTACAAGTGTTTTTGGTGTTTTTTCCATTTTATTGTCCTATAAGTTTTGTGTTATCTTCATTTGAGGGAGGGGTTTCATTTGGTGTAAAATCTTCTACTTCTTCAGTGTAATCTTCGTTTACATTTCTCCAAAATTCAGTTCCTTGACATTTTTCAAGTATAGACTCGGGCAATACTTCTTTTGGGTCCTTAGAAATCTTTTCTAAATTATTCCGAACATCATGCATATCTGAAAGACCATATACGGCCGCATCATTTTCTTTATGTATATTTTCTATCTTTGAAAAATCATGTTCAAAATATTCTTCATCTAAAAATTCATAAATTTTACGCATCGTTTCTTTAGGTTCATTCATTAAATCATCATACTCAATAAAATGAAGTTGTTTTTGTTTGCCGTCCATCATAGCTTGTTGAATACCGCCATAACTTTGACCAATAATTCCATTAGGTCCCGATAGAAGTTGGCATCTATTTTCATCATTCAGTGGTATATTATTTTTAATCAACATCTCATCAATGAAATTAATTTTACCATTTATCTCAAATGGATTTCTACGATGCATAGTAATAAATGAAGTCAGAATTTCATCCATGTTTCTTACTGGGCAAAGAATTTTTGCTTCAACTCCAAAATAACCTGGAATATAATGCATACGATTTACCCATGAACGATTTTTATCAATGATAACCGGTTTATCAACATCAGAATAATAATTTTCAATAACACTACTAATTATTTTTCCTGCTTGGTCAGTTTTCGGAAAAGCCAAAAATAATTCATCACTTGAGATTGCATTCTCCAGGGCAAGCATAATAGCTACAACAGGAGAACTGGGTCCGGAATACATTCTAGGATTCTGGTTTAAAATTGAAGATAGCAGAGTGCTTCCAGACCGAGGTAAACCCGACATGAAGTAATATTTTTTCATGGAAGCTCTCATCATTTCTTCACGAATAATTTCTTTAATCATTTCTTTCATTTCACATCTCCTTCATTGTTTATCAATAGATTCTATGATTTTATTTATATCGTATAATTTTACATCATCTGCGAACGGATACTCAACCTCATTCCCATTAAAGTCAAAATCAAACAGATAACTGCCCGGAAGCTTAAAATTATATGGTATATCAGTGCATATATTATCATGTAATTCATATCCAAAAACTTTTGGGCTTGTTCCATTCCATAACACAGTTGATTTCCGTTTCATTGCAGCCGCGGCATGTTGCATACAGGAGTCAATTAATACTCTTTTTTTACTGTGAAGAAAAATACTAAACAATTCCATTAGTGATAATGACTGTTCTGGTGTAGCAAATACATGCTCAACATTCTTTAACTTAGGAGAATTTATTTTGGTGATTTGAAAAATGTGATAGTCTTTTTTGTAGTGTTCAACTAATTCTTGAGCAATGTCAGTAGGCATATCTCTTGTCCAAGCATATGGTTTAGCATCAGTTGTCATCATGCCACCATTTGTGTGTAGAACCATTATTGGTTTTTTTCTACCCCAAACAGTTTTAGAAACATCAAATTGTAGTTTATTGAATTTCAATTCGGGCGTTTCATCGTTGTACTTTAGATTATATAAATCACACCAATTTTCAATGAGTTTTTTTCTTTTGTGAATGTGATTTGTTGTGTAGTAAGGCTCATGGTGAAAAATTATAGAATCTTTATCTTGAATGTATTCTTGGTAAAAATATCTCGTATTACCTATATTAAAAACACGGTCAACAAAAGATAAATTTATGAAAATGTCCGAATAAGCACAAACAACAATTAGTTTTCTATCTGGATGATTGTTCTTAATTGCTTTTGCAACTGCTGTTGCTGCAATATGTTTACCGATGCCACCTTGTATGTGAAAAATACTATACTTCATAATTTGTTTCATGTAGATTTTCTTTGACGTTCATATGTAGAAATCATTTTTTTTGGTATATCCCAGTTCTTTCCGTTTTGGAAATGATTAAATCTTATAAAATTTTTAGAGTCTAACTCAATTCGTTTAGAAATATCATCATTTGGATTATTAAACTTTTTAAGAGTTTCAGATATGGTACCTTTTATCTTATTGCTATTGATTGCATATACATTTTTTGCACTCTGCGCTAGATAATCATCGCCGTACCAAATCTGATAAATGCTAGGAATAACTCTATAGGTTTTTCTGTGCATGAACAAACAAATTCCAAATGCCCATGCTTGCCCACCAATAGGAGAATTCTTGTTATAATTTAATTTAACAATCTCTTCTTCGGTGTCAATGATATCATCAATCTTATAATTGTTTTGACGACCACGCAGATTTACACCAATCAAATCGCCAGGCTCTGGATTGTGTTTCAATACTAAATCAAATACATCATCACTCACAATTATGTCATCATTGATGATTGCAATAATGTCAGATTCGGACCTGTAATATCCTTCATTCCATGATGGATTTACATATAGGTTTTTTCCGTATGACACGTATTGTATTTTTGAATCGGATGCAATTTTAGAAAATGCTTTAGGTCGCATCTTGGCATTGTTGTCTATCAGTATGACTTTACTGACTTTTGGATTTTTGCAATATTTTTGTATTGCATCTAGCGTTATTTCAGCCATCCACATTGTCGGAATAATAACATCAATCATAAATTATTTTTAGCCTTAAAGTCTCCCTTGTACATTTTATTGCCAATATGGGAAACTGTATAATTTGGATTTAACCAAATGTCATATCCAAGTTCTTTGATTTTTTTAGTGAGTGTGATATCTTCGCCAATAAAATCACCATTCACATATGTATACTCACAAATATTTTTCAGTTTTTTGTTTCTAAACATCAACTCTGTGTTTGAGTTCCAGAGGTCCTCAATTACTTTTCTTGATAGTTTTAGAAATCCTGTACCGCATTTATTGATTTTTATATAACCATCAGATGGATCTTTTTCTGAATCTTTGTTTAACCAAACATTAAATCCGATAACCGTGTCGCTTTTATTTACGACAGGCAAAGCTACAACATCTTTATTTGATTGAATGATTTCAATTAGTGCGTGTTCTTTCCAACTTTCATCATCATCAATGAAAACCATTATGTCATAGTTTTCTTTATATGCTAGTGCAAAGAGTTCATTTCTTGCCATTGGAAGAATGCTCTCATTGGCAAGAAAGACACACCTAATATCAAGGTCATTTTTAATACCAAGTTTGATAGATTCACAAAGACTATGGACAAAATAAGCATCAACTTTTTGGTCAAGACATGGTGTTGCAATTAAGATTTTTTTCATAATATTTCCTATAAATTATACTACATTATAACACATAGATATAAAAATGTCAAGACTTAGCTTGTAATTATACCACTATTAAAGCACCCATAGATGCTTTTTGAAAGTACCTTTTAATCTATCTAAAAAAATAAAAAGAACTTGCCTCCAGCTGTAGATGGTGACGGCGGCGCCGTAAATATCCATCCGGTGTTATTACCCGCATCCACACTGTTTGCTCCGGCATACCAAGTTGCTCCACCGGTGGCATTAGAATCCTTTATTGATAGATAATCCACACTCACAGTTCCACTCGACTTACTCAAAGTAGCTTGTGTACCTGGGGTACTACTGTTAATTGTAATTACGTTGCCTGCTGCACCGGAAAGAGTAAAGTCAGTAACTGTTTGTGTTGTTGAGATAGTAAATGTAATTGTACACGTCCTGATCGACCCCAGGTCTTGATTATATTTTAAATTAGTAAATGAATTGTTACCTGATATTGTCAATACACCTGGGCCCACTGCGTAAAAGTCTGTATAGCTTTGAGTCAGTGCTGCATAAGATCCTCCGCCGCCCGCAAATGTTTTTGCTGAATCACTGTTCATATTGATAGTATACCCAACAATTGTTATACCAGCAGCCGAATCATTAGAAAAAGCGGTAGCACCAGAACCCATTACATTAATCACGCTGCCGTCGGGTCCTGTAATTGATCTAGTTGCGGTACCGGTACTTGCAAATGTATTACACTGTATACCATAGCCAAGACCGCCATCCAAAGTTCCCTCTGTCAGAGTAAGAGCACCATTTATCTGGAGACCGGTGACTAGCGTAGTAGTACCGGTATGATTAATAGTCATTGCTGCTATTGCCCTGCCCACCCCAGCACCTTTATTCATAGTACCAGTGCCTCTCATAGTTACTGTTAACAAGTTATATGAGGTACTGGTGCCACTAGTTGATAATGTTAATCCATTTAAGTTTAGTGATGTTGTTCCTAAAATGAATGAGGTTGTTCCAAAATCTAATGTATTAAACCAACTGCCGGTGGTTAGTGTTGCAACGCTGGCGCCAGTTGTAAATGTTAAGTTTGGTGCAATAGATGTAGTGCCACCAGTGGTACCAAAAACAAATGTTTTTGTAGCGGACATAGCAGCTACAGTAAATCCACCTGTACCGGTGTATGTAAATCCAGTTGCAGTGGCCATGCTCAACACCGTGGTTGCTGCGGAAGTATGTGTAAGATTGATATTGCCAGTACCAAATGCAATACTACGAGTATTAGTATTGTTTGAACTGAATATACCAGTAGATAATGTTACTCCATCTGCTAAGTTTATTGTGCCGGCTGTGTGTGTATAAGTACCGGTTGTAGTTAATGCATACGATATATTAAATGTTACAGTACCTGCAGTATGAGTAAATGTAGGTACTGCAAATAATGTACCTCCATCGTATGTGAAACTACCTGATGTTATTACAAAACTTGTACTAGCTGAAATACCACCAACAGTTTGCGTGAGTGTTCCAGAAACGGTAAATGTGGTGCAATTTATAGTACCATTACCGGCTATTGTACCTGCTGTATATGTTGCTGTGCTAGAACATGATAAGTTAAAACCTGCACGGTTTATAGTGCCTGCTGTTTGAGTATAAGTAGTACAACTTAATGCAGACGCTAATGTAGTTGTTCCTGCATGATTAACAGTGAATGCTGCTATTGTTTTTCCATTTGAAGTTATAGTACCAGTACCTCTCATAGTTGGACTCAATGAAGTATATGTTCCACTACTTGATAATGTTAATCCATTTAAGTTTAGTGCTGTTGTCCCTTGAGTGAAAGAGGTAGTTCCATAATCCAGTTTATTAAACCAACCGGCGGTGGTTATTGTTGCAATACTAGCACCACTGGTAAATGTTAAGTTAGGTGCATTAGTGGTTGTGCCGCCGGCAGTACTGCCAAAACTAAATGTTCTTGTATTACTCATAGCAGCCACAGTAAATCCACCTGTACCTGTCCAAGTAAATCCTGTAGCCGTGGCCATATTCAACACAGTGGTTGCTGCGGTAGTATGTGACAATGCAATATTGCCAGTACCAAAAGCAATTGCACGAGTATTACTATTGCTTGAACTGAATGCCCCAGTAGTTAACGTAAATCCACCCAAATCTAGCGTGCCTTGAGTTAGCGTGGTAGTAGCAGTCACGCCCGTACTAAGTGCAGCACTAAGAGTAGTTGTACCCGTATGATTGACAGTGAATGCTGTTAATGATTTTCCAGCCGAAGTTATAGTACCTGTGCCTACAGCATTTACTGTTAATGCAGTATATGTACTACCACTTGCTAATGTAAGTGAATTTATGTTAACAGTAAGCGTTGCCACAGTAACACTACTGCCCGTAAAATTTAAATGATTAAACCACCCACCTGCGGTAAAGCTTGGTACACTTGAACCAGACGTTAATGCAAGATTAGCTGTAATTGAATTGGTTGCGCCTGTGCTACCAACATTAAATGTTCTAGTAACAGACATAGCCGAAGTAAATCCGCCAGTTCCAGAACAAGAAAAATTTGTATAATTACTTAGCACCAACACCGTTGTTGCTGCGGTAGTATGTATTAACGCTATATTACCAGTACCAAATTGAATTTGTCTGGTGTTGGTTGCGTTGGTGTTGAATATTCCGGTTGTTAATGTAAAATTATTTAATATTAAAGTACCCGCAGTCAATGTTGTGGTTTGAGTTGCACCAGTAGTGAATGCCGATAGTAAATTAAAACTAGAGCCGGCAACAATGAATCCATTAAATTGAACAGCACAATTAAAAGTTGTACCACTGGCGGTGATATCATATGACCCACCTGTTCCTTGCAGAGAAAGAGTACCGGTATTAGTCCAAGTAACATTTTGACAATCAAAAGTACCTGCAATATTAACTTGCTGAGATCCAGCAACAGTCCAGGTGCCGCCTATAACAGTCCACGAATTCAACTTTGCGGTTGCAGTTGCTGTAATGTTTATTGTTCCAGCTGTTTGCCCAACATTACTAATAACAACATCATCACCAATAACAGGAATAGCGGCGCCGGTCGCACCAGTTGGACTTACGTCTGACCAATTGGCAGTACTACTCCAGGTGTTTGTCCCCCCTACCCGCCAATATTTAGTTGCCATACTTAAACGTCTATAACATCACTTGATTCTGTTGGCGGAGAATTGACAAGAGCCTCCCAGTTATCAAATCTTTCTTGTTGTAGAGTTAAAATATTTTCTGGTGTAAGTGCATTATATTCTTCTTGTGTAAACCACAATGCATCTCTGAACGTCATGTTAGTTGTTGAAGTTCTTTCAAAAATTATTTGAACTTTATTGTCAATTGTATTAATAATATCTTCCATATTTCCTCTTTTATGTAAATCCAAAAGTTTTAGCTAATAATTGCCATTTTGTAGCTGTGGTATTATATATGAACCCAACAAAATCATATTTACTACTACCCGATGACGCTGTGGGTAAAGATAAATCGGTTGAACCTGAAAATATTGCATTCCAGGAGAAAGTTTGAACATTTGTAGATTGTAGTCTTAATATTATTTTTTGACCGTTTACTAGTGTTCCGGTAATAGCATTTATTGTTAGTGTGCCTGCTGATTGAGTATTTGTTTGTGTAGCAATATCAGTCGTATCACCATTAATGGTAATTGATGTACCGTCTGCAATAGAAACTACTCTTGATGTAGACCCAGTGGCACCTTGAACTCCTTGAGCACCAGTAGCACCTTGAACTCCTTGAGCACCAGTAGCACCTTGAACTCCTTGAGCACCAGTAGCACCTTGAACTCCTTGAGCACCTGTACCAGCAGTTCCTTGAGCACCAACAGCACCTTGAGCGCCAATATCACCTTGTGCGCCTGTAGCGCCTTGAGCACCTACAGTACCTTGAGCGCCAGCAACACCTTGAACTCCTTGAACACCTGTAGCACCTTGAGCACCTACAGTACCTTGAGCGCCAACATCACCTTGAAACCCTTGAGCGCCTTGAACTCCTTGAGCGCCAATATCACCTTGTGCGCCTGTAGCGCCTTGAACACCTGTAGCACCTTGAGCACCTACAGTACCTTGTGCGCCTGTAGCACCTTGAACTCCTTGAGCACCAACAGCACCTTGAGCGCCAATATCACCTTGTGCGCCTGTAGCGCCTTGAGCACCTACAGTACCTTGAGCGCCAGCAACACCTTGAACTCCTTGAGCACCAGTAGCACCTTGAGCGCCAATATCACCTTGTGCGCCTGTAGCGCCTTGAGCACCAACAGCACCTTGTGCGCCTGTAGCGCCTTGAGCGCCAACATCACCTTGTGCGCCTGTAGCGCCTTGAGCACCAACAGTACCTTGAGCGCCAGCTACACCTTGAAATCCTTGAACACCTGTAGCACCTTGAGCACCTACAGTACCTTGAGCGCCAACATCACCTTGAAACCCTTGAGCGCCTTGAACTCCTTGAGCACCTAAGACACCTTGAACTCCTTGAACACCTGTAGCACCTTGAGCGCCAATATCACCTTGTGCGCCTGTAGCACCTTGTGCACCAGCAGTTCCTTGAAATCCTTGAACACCAGTTGCACCTTGAACTCCTTGAGCACCTGTAGCACCTTGTGCACCAGCAGTTCCTTGAACGCCTTGAGCACCAGTAGCACCTTGAACTCCTTGAGCACCTAAAACACCTTGAGCACCAGCAGTTCCTTGAACGCCTTGAGCACCTAAAACACCTTGAGCACCAGCAACACCTTGAAATCCTTGAACACCTGTAGCACCTTGAACACCAGTTGCACCTTGAACTCCTTGAGCGCCTAAAACACCTTGAGCACCAGCAACACCTTGAAATCCTTGAACACCAGTTGCACCTTGAGCACCAGTAGCACCTTGAGCACCAGTAGCACCTTGAGCGCCTGTAGCACCTTGAACTCCTTGAGCACCAGTAGCACCTTGAGCACCAGTAGCACCTTGAGCACCAGTAGCACCTTGAACTCCTTGAGCACCAGTAGCACCTTGAGCACCGCCACCACCTGCGGACCAACTCAATATTCCTGAGCCATCTGTGCTTAGTACATTTCCGTTAGAACCTCCATAGATATGTACATTTGCTACTGCGCCTAAGTTACTTGAAGTAGTGACAGTAAGATTAGCAATAGACGCATTGGCAGAAACAGTTATGTCGTTAACTGTATAGTTACCGGCTGTATCTATTCCTGATGGTTTAATTACTGTCAATGCCATTGTATCTTGTCCTTAGTGTAGTATTTAGTTCTTATTAGTATGTTAAAAATGCCGTAGTTGATGGCGTAAAGGTTGTTGTATATCGTGCAATACCCTTGGTGATTCTGAGGTCGTTGATGTAACCAGCTAATTCACGAACATTACTAGAATCCCTGGCAATCCATAACTTAGTAGTAGTATCTCCAACAGAACTAGTACTAACTGCCAATGTTCCTCTACTAGTTCCATCTATATACATTGTCATAGTAGTACTATTTCTAACTAATGCAATATGATGCCAAGCACCGTCATTAATTGTTGCACCCGAAGTGCTTAGTGCGGTGTTTAGTGTGTATGACCACCAACTTGGAATTCCACTACCACCAGAATCATTTAAGTAAAGTGCCCAACTACCTGTTGTCCAAGTATCTCCCAATCGTAATGCGGTTGCGTATGCGGCTGTTGAAGCAGTATTGACCCAAAATTCAATAGTAAAATTACCAGTACCAAAATTAAATGCTGGATTGTACGGTGCAGTTAAATAATCTCCAGTACCATCAAAATACATGGTTGTAGCACTATTGCGCTGGAATGGATTAAACGATTGAACACTGGTATTATCATATTTTGTTATGGCAAAAGCATTAGTTGAGTTGTCTACAAAACGGTTTGACTGGCAGGTTAGTAGACGGGTGTTTGCAATTGCAGTTAGCGGTGTTGTGCTTGGGGTGAATGTTGAGGTGTAGACTGCGGTTCCGTGGACAACACGTAAATTTGAAATGTATCCGGGAAAATATTCAATAGAATATGTAGGATAATCCCGACCAATAACAAAATAACCAGTTGGTACTTGATATGTTCCGGTACCCTGCCCATCTAATACACCATTAAGATATAACTTAACATTATTTGCTGATGAGCCACTGCGAACCAATGCAACATGATACCATGTATAACTTGAAATTGCTGTAGCACAAGATATTATTCCTGTTTTTGTACCGGTACCGGGTCCGGCTCCATTTGATCCACCTAACCAAAATTGTAGTACCCCTGCGGATATTCTAACCAAACTACTGTCTGGATCTGTTGTGCCTATACCAAATATACCATTCCCGTCAACCAACGGATTATTTTTATATATCCAGCATTCAATTGTAAAATCACCAGTTAAGTTAAATTGACTAGATGATGGAGTTAATAAATAATCCCCAGTGCCATCAAAGTAGTTGCTGTAGTAACTGCCGGCATAGGGAGTTTGTGTTGCTAGTATCTTTGCATCGGCTACAGTTTCCAAGTCATTCATACTGGCTGAGTCATATATGCCAGCACTGTTCATGTTAAGCAGCAAGCTGGTATTGGTGATGGCTGTTAGAGGTGCGGCTGGTGGCACAAAGTTTGAGGTGTAAACTGCTGTACCATTAACTATGCGGAAATTAGAAATATACCCTGTATAGTAATAAAGCCCACTATAAGCTAGTGAATACCCAATGGTACTAACTCCGGTAGTACCCCAAGTACCTGCAAAAGCAGTTGAATTGGATAAAGCACCATTAATATAAAAATACATCGTTCCTGCAGAACGTACAAACGCAACATGTGTCCATGTGTTTAAAGCAACAGTAGCAGAACTAGAAATACTTACACCAGAATAATAGGCATTTAATGCGCCATCAACAATACATAGATAAGAAGTACCATTTCCTAATAACATTCTATAACTGCTATTTGCAGTCATGTAAACCCAACATTCAACAGTAAAATTACCTGTGCCAAAAGAAGATGAAGAACTGCTAGGCACACTCAAATAATCCCCAGAGCCATCAAAGTAGGCTGACGCACCATATGTTGCGGCGCTATATGCTGCTAGGGTATTAGTGAAACCAAACGGATTCAGTGTTCTTGGTTTAGTTGTGCCGCCTGCCGTTATAACAAAATTATTGCTGCTGTTGTCCACAAAGGTTGAGCTTTGCAGGGTTAACAAGCTGGTCTGTGTACCTGTAATGGCTGTTATATTTGTACCCGCAGCCTGTGTAGCAGCTAGGGGTGATGTAGGTACTGTAAAATTACCTGTATATACTGCTACACCTTTTACTACACGAAAATTGCTGATATAGCCAACATTACCGTAACCGGCTAAACTACCGTCTTTAGTTCCAATATACACAGGATTAGAAGTTGCACTACCTGAAATTGTTCCTGCTCCAACACTAGTTGTGCCACCGGCTACACCATTAACATAATATGTAAGAGTTGAGCCACTGCGAACAAAGGCCACATGAGTCCACTGATTAGCGTATACAACACCAGTTCCATAATACTGAGATCCACTATTATAATAGCTTAATCGCCACTGACCAGTTACAGGACTAGCTAATCCTGTCAAGAAAAAAATCATTGCAGATGCAGTTTGTCCTGAGTTTCTACTATCCCAAATTCCCCAAGTTGTACTAATACTTGTATCTGTTGGATTTACCCAACATTCAAATGTAAAATCACCAGTAAATGTTGTGAGTGCAGCGGTTGCGGGTACGCTTATAAAATCAGTTTTTGTGCTAAAGTAAGCACTATGCGTATTTGCTGTTTGTGTTTGTGGGCCAAATGGTGAGAACCGTTGAACTGAAACATCACCGTTTTTTGTAATAGTAGAGTTGTTTATACTATTGTCTATAATTTGATTAGATTGGCAAGTCAATACTGAAGTGCCGCTGATTGGTGTAAGCGGTGATGTTGAAGTTGTAAAAGTTGCAGTATATATAGCCGTGTTGGATATTACTCTAAAATTACTAATATAACCATTCATCAAATAACTACTACTATATATTCCACCTATAGCATAATATGCGCCAGTTAAGTTAGTTGAAATTGTTGCAGGTGTTGAGACTAAGGTGCCGTTTATATAGACTTTTACAACATTGCTTTGTCTTACAATAGCTGTATGAAACCATGTATTAAGTGGAAGAACATAAGTTGTAAGAATAGTAGAGCTGCCTATATAAATTACTAGTACTCTACCATTTCCCGGAGATGCTCTAGCCGCACATACTCCTACTAAGTAGGAGGTACTTATTCCTCCGTTAACACCAGATATTTGAAAATATCCAGATTCCTCGTTTGAACCCGAATGGCTAATCAAATATGAATAATATTCAACAGTAAAATCGTTTGTTCCAATGGCAGTAAGAGTGCTACTTAAATAATCCCCAGTGCCATCAAAGTAGTTTGACCAGTTAGCACCATACGGGCTAAACGTGCCCTGTGTTGCATTACCTGCACTGGTAATTGCTAAGGCATTAGTGCTGTTATCTAAGAAAACACTGTTGTTTACCGGCTGATTTGTTTGACAGGTTAGTAAACTGGTTCCGGTTACGGCTGTTAGTGGTGTTGTACTTGGAGTAAAGTTGCTGGTGTAGACTGCTGTACCTTTTACGATACGAACATTACTGACATACCCATTATAATAAAAAGTTCCTTGACCTGTAATACATTTACCAATTTGTAATGGGTCACTATTAGCATTATTAAAACTTATACTTGATGTAGCAGTTGCCCCTAACTGAGTTCCATTCAAAAACATTCTTAAACTAGTACCACTACGTGAACAAGCAATATGGTACCAAGTGTTAACAACAAGCGTTGTTGAAAAGCTGTAGGTTGTTTCTGTTCCATCATACCGATAAAAAGTAAGTGCACCATAACTAGAGTATTTCAACCACCATCCGCAGTATATAGGACCAGCACCATTGGCACCGGTGCCTAACATAAGTAACGCTTGGTCAGTTACTATAGCAGTAAGATAGTACCAACCTTCAACAGTAAAATCCCCAGTACCAAAACTAAATGCTGCATTTTGGGGTGTATACAAATAATCCCCCGTACCATCAAAGTAGGTGCTGCCGTATGCAGCATATTGAGTATTGGGTACGAATGGGGTTTTTGGATCAACTTTGGTATTACCTGCCACTATTATAGTAAATGCGTTTGTTGAGTTGTCTATGAAACGATTACTTTGGCAGGTTAGTACACTTGTACCAGATATTGCCGTCAAAGGTGCAGTTGGAGGTGTAAATGCTGAGGTATATAATGCAGTTCCTTTTACTAGACGTACATTACTAAAATAACCATTAAAATCTTGTGCCTGACTAGCTATTTTTAATGTAGTATCTGTCCAATTCCATACAGTACTTGTACTTACTTTTTCTACACCATTCATATATATCTTTTGAGTTCCGCTACTTCTAACATATGCAATATGAGTCCATACACCCAAATATGAAGCCATGCTTGCAGTCAAATACATTACATTACTGTAGTGTGTTCTAATACCTATTGAACCATCAGTCAAATAAAGTTGCCAACCTGTGTTATTTGCACCGTCGTGTATTGCAACCATAGTTGGTGCTGAATTTGATACTGAGCCAAATACTACAGGGTATACCCAAAATTCAACAGTAAAATCCCCGGTTCCAAATGCCAATGCTGCGTTTCCTGCAGCCACAGATAAGTAATCGCCAGTACCATCAAAGTAGTTGCTGTAATAACCCGGCGTATAAGGATTAAAATTGTTAGGCTTGGTATCTCCCGCAATGGTTAGTGCAAAATTATTTACACTTTCATCAGCTATAAAAGTTGAAGTAGATGTTCCACCAGATAGTAATAATGAATCATACATAAAGTATACATCATTTGCCACAGTTATTGTCCAATTAATAGTTCGGGTAGCAGTTCTTCCACTAGTAGCTGCTGTGGCTGTAAATAAAGAAGTTGTGCTTCCTAATACGGTAGGAGAACCAGTAACTGAGGCACCAGAAATACTTAATCCGGTTGGTAATGTATCTGAAGTATATGTTATAGATTTACCAGCAGCACTAGATGCGGATAAGGCAGTGGTTGAAGCTGTATTTTGACTTAAAGTAGTAGTAGAGTTATTTGCTGGGCTAGACCAAGTAACCGTATCAGTATTAATTGTTAAAGAAAAACTTTGCAAACTGTCTTGCAATTGTGCATCCGTTGCTTTTATAGTAAATGAATATACTGTACTACCACTATCAACTGGAGCCGTACCAGTTATTACTCCTGTGTCTGTATTTAATGATGACCCTACTGGTAATGTACCACTATAAAGTGCGTATGTAATTGGTGCATCACCCGTAGTTGTAAAGGCAGTAGTTGATATGCTGTTTGTTTCGTATATACTACCTAAACTACCGGCGGCACTTGTCCAAACAGGTGTTCCGCTATATACTAGACCAGGAATATAAATTGCGGTGCCACCATCTAAATTAACTACATAGATTGCATATGTACCCGCAGTTTTTACTGGAGCGGTGAATGTTAGTTTATTCGGACTAACATATGCTGTAGTTACAGTACTACCATCAAGTGTAATTATTGCGCCTTGTGCAAAACTTGTACCATTTATTTGTATAGTTTGCCCACCCGCTGTATCTATAGCTGTATCATTTATGATTACGGCATCAACAAGTATATTATAACTAGAAATAGTTGGTGCTAATGGAGTAAAAGCATTAATTACACTCTCTTTACTTAGTATATCATTTTTAACTGAAGCTATACTCATGTTATCTGTGAACCAAATAAGTTAAAACTAACTGTTGTTGTACTAGCACGTACACTAATTACATCAGTTGCCGCTAACGTAATACCAATAGTAATAGTAATACTATCATTTGCATTTATATTAGTATCATATGATATATATTGGGATGCTGTTAGTGAAGCATTAGCTACTCTTACTGCAATTCTAAATGTTGCTGCACTTGCTGCTTGATTACAGACAACAATAGTACTACATACTGCTGAAGTAGCTGCTGGTACAGTATACAGAGCGGTGTCTGTATTCGCTGCTGGATTACTTTGTCCTAAAACTTTATATGTGATTGCCATGATATTTCTTTATGCTCCCATTAATAAGAAAGGACTTAATAAATCTTGTGCTGTTATTCCACCACTTTGTGTTACCCAAGATAATGTTCCAGAACCGTCAGTCTGTAACACATAATTTGGCGAACCTCCTGTAATGACTACATTACCGACTGCACCTAAATTACTTTGACCTGTTATTCCAAGTGTACCATTAATGTTTGCTCCAGTACCCGTAACTACAAAAATATTAGAATTGCCTGCCACACTGGTAGATACATTACCACCAGAAGTTGCAATCTTAACATTACTCGTGCCATTGTTAATAGATGTGCCGCCACCGCCAGCACCGCCAAGTGTAAATGACATTACCTCAATTGCGGCTCCGCTAACCGGCGGAGAACTTAATGTAACATCCGAATTAACAACCGTATATGCTGAATGTAGTTGACTTACACCATCAATATTAATAAGTGTATAATCTTCTGAGGTTGGTGCATTGGATAAAGTAAAAACTGTTTGTGCACCAGTGCCAGAGAATGTGTCAATTACTATATTAGAACCAGAAGCTGATGTTAGTATCCAACTTAATGTGCCGTCGCCATCAGTGCTTAATACATATCCGTTAGCACCTCCTGTAATATGTACGTTACTAACTGAACCCAATGATATGTTAGCACCACTTAGTGTTACATTACCAGTGATGTTTGCATTGCCTGCAAGTAGTAAATCATTAGATGTTTTGTTGAATGTTAAATTAGCACTAGCTCCTGCTGCTCCTGCATCATTGAATATGATTTGTGTGTTACTGCCTGCTACAGGTCCTGTTGCTCCTTGAACTCCTTGAGCACCAACAGCACCTTGAAACCCTTGAGCACCTTGAGTGCCTAAAGTACCATTAGTACCTTGAACTCCTTGAGCACCAACAACACCTTGGGCACCAACAACACCTTGGGCACCAACATCACCTTGAAACCCTTGGGCACCTTGAGTACCTAAAGTACCATTAGTACCTTGAACTCCTTGAGCGCCAACAGCACCTTGGGCACCAACAGCGCCTTGAGTTCCATTAGTACCTTGAACTCCTTGAGCACCAACAGCACCTTGAAATCCTTGAGCGCCAACATCCCCCTGAGCACCAGCAACACCTTGAACTCCTTGAACACCTGTTGCACCTTGAACTCCTTGAGCACCTACGGTTCCTTGAAATCCTTGAGCACCTTGAACGCCTTGAGCACCTAAAACACCTTGAGCACCCGCAACGCCTTGATGACCTTGAACGCCAGTAGCGCCTTGAGCGCCAACATCTCCTTGAGCACCAGCAACACCTTGAAATCCTTGAACACCAGTTGCACCTTGAACGCCAGTAGCGCCTTGAGCGCCAACATCTCCTTGAGCACCAGCAACACCTTGAAATCCTTGAACACCAGTTGCACCTTGAACTCCTTGAGCGCCTAAAACACCTTGAGCACCAGCAACACCTTGAAATCCTTGAACACCAGTTGCACCTTGAACTCCTTGAGCGCCTAAAACACCTTGAGCACCAGCAACACCTTGAAATCCTTGAACACCAGTTGCACCTTGAACTCCTTGAGCGCCTAAAACACCTTGAGCACCAGCAACACCTTGAAATCCTTGAACACCAGTTGCACCTTGAACTCCTTGAGCGCCTAAAACACCTTGAGCACCAGCAACACCTTGAAATCCTTGAACACCTGTTGCACCTTGAACTCCTTGAGCACCAATAAGTCCAGTATTTGAACCCACCCATTGACCCGAACTGCTGATAACTGTCTGGTTGCCAATATTCAAAGAATTTACAGTTAACCCATTAATTGCATATGAAGATGTTAACCCTATTAAACCAGAACCAACATTTGCTGTTGTAGCAATAATAAATTCACCAACATTATCTTTTAAAACCCAATAGTCATCGGTTTCGTTCCAACGAATAAAAACATTTGGATTATTAGCTAGTGATCCTCTATTGATTGTTATTCCTGCATTTTGAGTAGGAATAGCAGAAGGCCAATCGGTGTTAAGAACTATTTCACTATCCGCTACATTTAATTCTGTAGTGTTAATAGTTGTTGTATTACCTGAAACAGTTAAATCTCCAGTAATAATTAAATTTCCATTAATAGTACCACCGGATACAGATATTGCTGAATTTGCAAGATTATAAGCTGCATTTGCTTGAGTATTAGCAAAGTTTGCAGTGTTAGCACTATCTAATACTGATACTGAAGGACCTGTTGTTGATATTAAAAGTATATCCGATGCACTGGTGATTACCAATTGCCCGTTAATTATTTCAAGAATAACACCATCAATGTCAATTGATCCTGGTCCAACATACAAATCTTTCCAGCGGTTTGAACTTGTACCTAAACTGTAAATATTATCTGTGTTTGGAGATATATCACCAGCTACAATTACATTACCAGTAACAATTAATTCATTATTTGCTGTATTATATTTAAGATTCGGCGATGCGCCAAAAGCACCAGAATTATTGAATTGTATCTCTTGATTTAATCCAGAAGGTTCTGTTATTACATCAAATAAAATAGAGCTTGATGTGGTGTTTCCATAATATAGTTTACCATCAAAATAATTGATTGCAAGTTCACCCGGCGATAATGAGTTGGGTACATTACCACTTGCTCCAGAATTTTTTATCTGAATTATTGTATTTGACGGAGCTGGCGGAGCACTCATTTACAGAATTTTAGAATGTTCCGCCAGCTTTGACTATATCATTAGTACTATATTCCATTGGTAATTTTGCTATTTCAACTTCATCCTCTTGAAGATTAAGTTGAGAAATTTCACCGGGTTTAACTTTTTTAATTTTGTTAACGGAAGATGCTGATTCCAATTTTATAATATGTCTGGTGAGTTCTTCAATGCGATTATTATTTTGCGACAAAACATCTTGCGATGCATTCTTAAATGACGACAATTCTTCCTGAGCAGTTTTTAATTGCGTCATATATCCATTAACTTCAGTTTGTAGTTTATCTTTTTGAACATTAAGTTCTTGAGATACATTTTTAAATGACGACAATTCTTCCTGAGCAGTTTTCAATTGGCTCATGTAATCATTAACTACGGTTTGTAGTTTATTTTTTTCTAGTTTATCTGACAGGGATTCATTTTTAATTAATAACAAGTCTTCTTGAGCAGTTTTTAATTGCCTCATATAATCATTAACTGCGCTTTGTAGCCTATCTTTTTCTTGTTTGTCTGTATAGTTTTTAGCAGATAGTAATTTAATATCATCTCTTTCAGTTATTAATTGATTTACTCTATTATTTAACTGATTTATTGTATTATCATTTTCAGTTAATTTATTTTGATAAACAATATTATTATCAGAAATTTCTTTAAATTTTTCTACCGTATACTCAGCTTCTTTAAAACCATTTTTATTTACTTCATGTTGTGCTTGAAGTAATAGATTCTGCTTTACAACCTCTATAAAATTGTTAAGCAGAACCTCTACATAAGCATTTTGTAATCTCACATCCATAATAAAACCCTTTCATTATAATTTAGAATGAACCACCGTTTAAATGACCAAAAGTTGGCACTCCTGATACTATTTGTAATATATGACCCTCTGTAGCTGAAGTCAATGCAGATAAAGCGCCAGTTGATGAAGTTGGGTCAGAAACAATAACACCTTTAATTGCAAATGAACTATTGCCAGTACCACCTCTTACAACTCCAAATGTACCAGAAGTAACAGCACTTGTATCAATAACGATTGCAGTGTTAGTTATATTAGAAATACGTCCTAACGCATCAGTGGTAATAACAGGAACATGAGATGCATTTGCAAATACACCAGCAGTACCTGTATTAGCGAGAGTTTTAATAGATGTGCCATCATAGAATACTGCGGCACCAGTGGTATAAGTGTCATTATTTGTACCACCTCTTAGAATCGCTAATTTGCCAGAAGTAACAGCATTTGCATCAATTGCAATTGCAGTATTGGTTACACCAGAAACTCTGCCGTAAGCATCAGTAGTAATAACAGGAACATGGGATGCATTTGCATATACACCAGCAGTACCTGTATTAGCAAGTGTTTTAATTCCAGTACCATCATAGAATACTGAGGCACCAGTGGTATAAGTGTCATTATTTGTACCACCTCTACTAACTCCTAAAACGCCAGAAGTAATTGAACTAATATCTAGAGAAATTGCACTATTTGTAATAGCAGATATGCGCCCATATGCATCAGTTGTAAGGATAAGTGTATTTGATGCGGAACCGTAAGCACCGGCTGTACCAGTATTAGCAAGAACTTTTAATGAATTTGTTCCATCGCCAACTAGAATGCTACCAACAGAAAATGTGCCTACACCAGTACCACCGTCAACAACACTAATTGTATTTGCTAAAGCGAAAACCATACCACCAGTTAAGTTTGCACGAACGGTAGCAGTATTAGCAGCAGTTACAGAACCTGCTGATAGAACATTTGATGTTGGGTCAGAAGTTAAATTTTTGAATAAAAAGAAATCGCCAGCTGCTCTACGGATAAGACCATGATGTGTATTGGCTAAGCCAGTATTAGCAACGCCATAGAAACCAATATCTAAAATATCACTTGTTGTATTATTTGCTGCTAGTTTAATTAATGAGTCTGCTGTAGATACTGTTGTTGTATTAACTATTGTTGTGTTTCCGGCAACAAATAAACTTCCTGTTAATGACAAATCACCATCAATAGATTGATTACCTGAAGTTCTAACTACTGTATTATCTACTGCAACAAGTATCGTATTATTTGCATCTACTGCAATAGTATTAATACCTCCAGAAGGACCACCTTTGATTCTTAAAAAATCTTCAATTAAAGATAGACTGCCGTTAGCATCATTATTATCACCACTATAGTATAATGTTGTGGAAATTGCAATATTAGCCGCACTTGTTAAGCGACCTTTTGAATCAACAGTAAATACTGCTGCATTTGTGGAACCACCGTAATTTCCAGGAGTTACTGCTGTATTAGAAAGAATCAATGGAATATTAGCATTTGCAGTGCCGTCTACTGAAATTAAACCACTAGCATCTCCAGAAACACCTATGTACCTAGGGGTAAACCATTTATCTGAACTTGTTGCATTACCTATTACATTACTAGTGATGTAATTAAATGCTGCATTTCCTGTAGTGTCTCTTTTAACTATTACGTTTGCAGTAGCCGCAGATGCAGCCGTATCAATTTTTTCAGTGTATGCTGTACCACCAATAGGAACAACTCCTCTACCATCATCAATCCAAAGGGTATTAGAGACATTAGAATATGCCGGTTCCGCTACATTTAGCGAAGGTGGTTTATTAGTCTCGCCTGAAAATTTTACTTGAATTAGTGCCATTTTTCTCTCCTTAATTTTTTAAAAATCTTTTTATTCTTATGTACATATTTATGTTAAAATAAACCGCCATTAATGTATGTAGCTGGTACCGATAAAGTCTCTATAGATTTATTTTCAAATTTTCCTGTACTTGCAACAAATGAGATTACATCTCCATCTTGAGCCGAACTTATAATGGTATCAAATAATTCAACTAAACCAACATTAGGTTTAGGAGCAAATTTTGGGTCAGCAATCGTTGTTCTTTGATTTGGGCGAACAGCAACTATGCCAATTACACCTGAAGAATTAATTCTAGCTGTTACCATTATTATCTCGTAACTGAAGGTAAAATAGTAACAATTCCTTCAATAACTCTTGTTACAACAGAAGTTGATGATGTAATAATAACGTCATATACATATCTTCCAGGAGTTAATCCTGAAGTAGTACCTGAAGTTAAGGAAAGAGTTACTTCTCCATTTGCGGTACCGGTTACTGTAGATGTAATCGTAGTAGCACTAGATGAATAATAAGATTTACGCATCATTGAATTTGCGGTGTAACCATATAGATTAATTGCAGCACCAGCAGTATCTTCAACATTTATTGTAGTACTAAATGTTGCGCCCTGTTCAATAACTATTTCAGAAAATGCAGCCATTTTATCTTCTCTTTAATTCTTCTATTTCAAATTTCAATTCATTCACCAATTCTTTTAGAGGAATAAGTGCATCTACTTCTGCTGATAGTTCTTTAATCGCATTCACTAAAATAGGTAACATATGGTCAGGAGTCATCATTAGTAATTCTGGATTATCTGAATTTACAATTACTGGATTATTCCCTTCAGCTTCCAGGACTTCTTGTGCTGAAAACCCGTATCGTTGTTTTCCCTCTACATCTTTTATGAGACCAGTAATTCTATCTTTGAATGCAAACTTAATTGGATTAATTTTCTCAAAGAAACTCCGACCATGTGGTACATTTCCGAAGATACACTTATCACGGACATCCGAGGTAACAGTCCAAGCAATTTTTACATAAGCTTCAGTATGTCCAAGGTTACCCATAATAATGCGATTGCTCTCTGTGGTGGTGTTGCAGAGACCAGCCAAGCCAACGCCTGCCATTTCGCTAAAAAATAGGTTGTTGATGCCAGTGGTAACATCTCGCCCTGCCCGGTCACCTAAAAATATGTTGGTAGTGCCCGTGGTGTTACTATAACCAGCACATCGTCCAAAGAAGATGTTATGGGTGCCAATGGTGTTGCAGGCGCCGGCGAGCAGGCCAATGAAGTTGTTGTGTACGCCAGTTGTGTTTCTATAACCAGCTTGTACACCAAAAAAGGTGTTGTTGCAGCCAATGGTGTTGTAGCGACCAGCACAATTACCGACATAGAAGTTATTGATGCCATTGGTACCGGAACCGCCTCCAGCGGCGCGGCCAATGTAGGTGTTGTAGGAGCCAGTGGTGTTATTGGCACCAGCTTCATAACCAAAAAAGGCGTTGTGGCATCCAGTTGTGTTAGCATAACCAGCTTGTTCGCCAAAGAAGGTGTTGTGGCTGCCAGTGGTGTTACTGCAACCAGCATTGCAACCAAAGAAGTTGTTGCTGCAACCTGTCGTGTTGCCGAAACCAGCTTGATTGCCAAAGAAGTTGTTGAAGCAGCCAAAGGTGTTTTTGTTACCTGCCAGGCGCCCGATGAAGTTATTGTATCCGCCTGTGGTGTTGCAGCGACCAGAATATCTACCAAAAAAGTTGTTGTTGTTGCCAGTTGAGTTGCTTGCACCAGCAAATTCACCAAAGAAGTTGTTGTGTGCGCCACTGCTACCATTACCACCAATGCAACTTACAATGTTGGTTGAGTTACATACGAATACTGTGCCGGGCCCTGTTGCACCTTGAACACCTTGGCGTCCTTGAGCACCTTGAACGCCTTGAGCACCGACAACTCCTTGAGCACCGACAACACCTTGAAATCCTTGAAACCCTTGAGCACCTTGAACTCCTTGAGCACCAGTAGCACCTTGAACTCCTTGAGCACCAGCAGTTCCTTGAACGCCTTGAGCACCAGCAGTTCCTTGAACACCTTGAGCACCAGTAGCACCTTGAACGCCTTGAGCACCGACAACACCTTGAACGCCTTGAGCACCGACAACACCTTGAACTCCTTGAGCACCAGCAGTTCCTTGAACGCCTTGAGCACCAGCAGTTCCTTGAACACCTTGAGCACCGACAACACCTTGAACGCCTTGAGCACCGACAACACCTTGAACGCCTTGAGCACCGACAACACCTTGAACTCCTTGAGCACCTACGACACCTTGAACTCCTTGAGCACCTACGACACCTTGAACTCCTTGAGCACCAACAACACCTTGAACTCCTTGAGCACCAACAACACCTTGAAATCCTTGAAACCCTTGAGCACCTTGGCGTCCTTGAGCACCTTGAGCACCTACGACACCTTGAACTCCTTGAGCACCAACAACACCTTGAACTCCTTGAGCACCTACGACACCTTGAACTCCTTGAGCACCTACGACACCTTGAACTCCTTGAGCACCTACGACACCTTGAACACCTTGAGCGCCAGCAACACCTTGAACACCTTGAGCACCGACAACACCTTGAACTCCTTGAGCACCGACAACACCTTGAAATCCTTGGCGTCCTTGAACACCTTGAGCACCGACAAGACCTGAATTTGACCCAACCCATGCGCCCGAACTATTAATAACTGCTTGAGCACCAATATTCAAAGAATTTACAGTTAACCCATTAATTGCATATGAAGATGTTAATGCTATTAAACCAGCGCCTGTGTTTGCTTGAGCAGATGCAACATCTGCTATTCTAGCTGCACCTACGTTTGCTTGAGCCGATGCGGTGCTTGTTAGAATTGAATTAGCTGTACTAATGTTCGCAAATGTAGTAGTTAAATCTTTATTGGCATTATCGCTTAGTTGCCAGTTTTTCGTGGCTTCGTTCCAACGAATTTCTGCATCAATTTCACTTGTATTTTTTACTGTTGCTGTTGATGTTGGTGATGCACTAATAATATCAATTGCAGTGCCGCCCGAAGTTAGTGCTACTTTAAATTCATTGCCGCCAAGTGGGGCACCGGATGATACAACAAAAAAACTAGTACTATTTGAAATACCTGTTAGTCCATTAAATAAAGAAGTAAATGTTACTACATTACCATTTGCAAAACCATGTCCATTTAATCTTATTGAATTGTTAGCCTCATATATGAAAGCCGTACCTGAAGTTCGGTTAACTATAAGAGAATCAAATTCAGCCGCATCTATAACTTGCTTAGTTGTAGCCCGTAATATAATTTTATTTGTATCAATTAAAGTATCACCCAGAATAGTAAAATTTCCTCCAACCGTCAAATTTTGATTCGTGGACATATTTCCACCAACCGACATATTACCAATAAAAGTAGAATCGCCATCAAATCTAGAAGTATCATTTACTCTTAGTTGTGTGACATTAGCGAATACAACATTAGCATTAGCAGATATTCTGGCATTATCAGCATTAATGGTAATTGTTTTTAGTTCTTCTCCAACAGAAGTATTAGCATTAAATCTAGCAGATTGCGCTACAATAGAACCACCATTAGCAACAAAAGATGTTCCATTAGCATATGATTGCATAGAAGAACCAAATGCTGCGTTTGTAGTTATTCTAGCATTATCGGCTACGACAGAACCAGATGCTACAAAATGAGCACCAGTTGTATTGGCTGTTATTCTAGCATTATCGGCTACGACAGAACCAGATGCTACAAAATGAGCACCAGTTGTATTGGCTGTTATTCTAGCATTGTCTGCTACAACAGAATCAGATGCTACAAAATGAGCACCAGTTGTATTCGCTGTTATTCTAGCATTGTCTGCTACAACAGAACCTGATGCTACAAAATGAGCACCAGTTGTATTGGCTGCTATTCTAGCATTGTCTGCTACAACAGAACCACTAGGCGCAACAAAAGATGTTCCATTAGCATATGATTGCATAGAAGAACCAAATGCAGCATTACCATCAAATCTAGAAGTATCATTTACTCTTAGTTGTGTGACATTAGCGAATACAACATTAGCATTAGCAGATATTCTGGCATTATCAGCATTAATGGTAATCGTTGTTAATTCTTCTCCTATAGAAGTGTTGGCATTAAATCTAGCGGTTTGCGCTACAATAGAACCACCATTAGCAACAAAAGATGTTCCATTAGCATATGATTGCATAGAAGAACCAAATGCAGCATTACCATCAAATCTAGAAGTA